ATGAGCACATTACGAGTAGACGAAGAAAACTACAGAGAGTTTGTCGAGACGATTTCGGATGCTCGTCAAGACTGGATTGACGCAGTCGGAGATGGAGCTATCACCATCATGGAACGTCAAAGATACCTTTTGGGAATGTCGATAAAGACTTACTATACAGAGTTCCTCGGCTGCAAAATGAACTATCGTACAATCCGAGACGTGTTAGACAGAACCAGTCCGGTTCCTACCGAATTGATGCTCTCCTTCTGTTTCACATACGGGTATGACATCAAGCGCTTCTTGGAGGTTTCTGAACTCATTAAACAGGGGCAGTCTTTTGACCATTATCAGCAAATAGGCGCTTCTATAGAAGCATTAGGAAAAGATGGCATTTATCAACTTGCCGACAGTGTTTTCAAAAACTGTACTGATGCAAGCCTTTATAACAGACGTCGCTGCACTGAAACACTGCAAGCCTTCGCGGATGGTTTGAGAGAAGGCCATGAAGATACGGATAGCCTACGAGTAAAAAATGCCGCCAAGAAAATTGTACGCAAAGCAGAGAAGGCCACTCTGAATATAAGAGCAGAATCCAAGAAGTTGGCAGATACCATTGAAACGGTAGAATACAATATCCCACAGAAATAAAAAGAAGCTGTTGCACTGATAAGGTGCAGCAGCTTCTCTTTTGCGCTTAATAGAAGGCATCTGCCATAGAAAGCAGAGTATTCATACCGGTATCGGTCGCAGCTGGCGTGGGAGCCGGTTGCGAGGGATAATAGCTCTGTGTTGGTTGCGGGACCGGAATGGGCGGCACTGGAAACTTCTGGATGGGGTCGTCGGTTTTAACGGGAGTGGGGTCAGAAGGAGTTTTATCTTCATGCCGAAAATTGTGCTTATTCAGCACAGCTTCCATTGACTCTTCTACTATCCGGCGGATAGTATCCTCACTCAACTCGTTGCCACTGTTCTGAATGGCCGCATTCTCTTTGGCTGTAGTTTTCAGCGAATCGAGCAGCGCATCCACGATGATGGGTGTCCGCTTACCGTATCCGGCGTTCTTGAGGATGTCGTAAGCCGCTTTTTGGCGGGGGTCAGACATATCAAAGGAGACTGGCAGGCGCAGCTGGTTTTTATCGTTTGTAGCCAAGGTGTATCACCTCGCTATCAACGATTCTTGGCAGCCAGCTTGGTCTCCGCCATCATCTTGAAGCCAATCGCATTGGCACGGGGGTCCTCCACAAACAGATAGTCGTCACGACCCAGCTCACTCTCAATGACAGGGCGCATCAGGATGGAGCCACCGCCGATGAAGACAGGATAAGACAGGGTCAGGTCAACACCTTTCTCTTTCAGGGAGCGAATCAGAGTTCGTGCGTAGTTCCGAGCCGTGTTGTGAACCAGCTCATTGATTTCGCGGCCCGGATTGTAGCCACGGCGCAGGATGTTGTCAATGCTGAAGTCGTCCATGTCAAGCTGGAAGCGGTTGCGAACCGCACGCTGGACTTCATCGTACATCTTGATAACGCCGTTGTTAAAGCTCTCGCAGAAAGCCATATCCACCTGGCCGCCACGGCTGAACTTGACAACATCAGTGGTGTAGCCACCAATGTCGATGATGTAGGTGTAGGCTTCGGGGCGGGCCATGATTTGCGCCATGTGCGGAGCAATCGCGGCAACGCCCTGCGGGAAAACCATAACGCGAACGACACGAATCTCGAAGTGAACTTCATTGTAGGTGAACTCCACCCGACGGCCATCGCGGCCGAAGTAGGTTTGATACTTCGGGGCCAGGTCATGGATGTGCGTAGGAGGCAAGCCCATCGCCAGGCAGATGTCCTGCTTGATAGCCTGCTGACCGGGGCGAATCATGCCACATGCCTGAAACTCCTTAGCGATAGCAAAGAGGGTCAGCACGTAGTAAGACCAGTCAGAGGTCTTGTCGTACATGTACGGCACACGGGACTGGGTCAGGCTGTAGTAGTTGCCGTCAAAGTAGAGCGTGTCGGACTTAACCGCCGGGGGAATATTCCCGTGGCAGATAAGGCCAGAGTTGAACGGCTCGGTGTGCGGCGTTTTGATGTTCTTGTTGCCGGTATCAACGGCAATGACCATAGGATTCATAATCAGTTCTCCCATCTTTAGGCTTCCTCACGGAACGCCAGATACTTGGCCGTAGCCAGAGCCAACTGCGCAAACTCGCTCTTGACACCCGTGGTGACGAAGCGGATGCTCACAGACATCATGGCATTCCATGCCAGGTCAATGTACTTACGGCAGACTTCCGACTTACCGTTGATAAGGCGGTTTGCGTTCTCGTTCATAGCTTTTGCCAGTTCAGGCTCGGTATAGACGACCACATCGTGGATGTCACGCTCCTTGATAGCGTTGAACATCTCGATAGCACCCATCAGTGCAAACTCTTCCTCGTTCGGTGCATGACCGCTGCGAGAGGACTGGACGAAAGAGTCTCCCATGTCCACGCACAGACCATAAGAGCCAATGCCTGTTTCGTCGTTGTAGCGAGCATACAGGAAGACATTAGCTTCTTCCGTCTCGGCTTTGCGGGGAGATTCCCCATACGCAACGAGGCTCTCGGTGAACTGCGGGCCTTTCATACCGACCGGCCACTGCATCTCATCAGTATCCTGTTGCTGCACCAGAGCCCCGGCGGGTCCAGAAACTTCTTCGCTGCCCGATTGAGGTTCTTCGGAGATGGTAGTGATAGGTTCTGCTGCTTCTTCCTGTACGGGAGGAACCAGAGGTGTAGAAAAGTCCTCCTCAGGCTGTTCCGGCATCGGTTCCGTGGTCGGCGTAGGAATCGGTGCGGCAGGCTCCACATCCTCAATATCCGTCATATCGATTTCAATGGACGGTTCATCAACGGTATCAACGGTGTCAACGGTTTCCTGCGCAGCGGGCTGAACACGCTCAATGACGGTGGTCGTTTCAGGAACCGGGTTGGCGAACGCGGGCTGTTCTTCCGGCTGCGCGACAGGCTTGGCAGCAAAAGCATTCTGCACAAAACCGGACTGTTTGGGCTGGCGTTTCTGATTGGGTAATTTGGCCTGTTTGTGAGGCCGCTTGAAAAGGTTCTGTACGAACGGATTACCGTCACTGATTTCATCCATGTCCTGCTTGGTGACAGGCTGCTGCACGGACGCGCTGGTCTTTGCTTCCGGGGCGCTCGGATTGTTCTGAGGAATCATCACGATGGGTTCATCTTCCACGTCTTCAACATCATAGTTGTCGTCAAAGACGTGGTATTTCTCTACAGCGGACTCGGCCGCCGCCTTTTCACGGCGCTCCTGCTCGGCAGCTTCAGCTTCGAGCTTGCGCTTACGGTTCTCTTCCTCTGCACGGTTTGCCTTAGACTGGTCGAGGCGTGCAAAGATATCATTCAGACTGCTGTGTTCAGCCATTGGATACATCCTCCATTTCGGGTTTTACGGTTTCGGGCTCAGACACGACGCTGGTGGTCTCAACGGACGATTTCGTCTCCTCTGTCAGCTCTTCGTCCGAGTCGGGATATTTCGGGGCAGTCGAGATATTCTTCTTAAAGCAGCTCGGCCAGACGCAGTATTCCTTATTACTGCGCCAGGGGCAAGCGGTTTCGGTACAGAGTGGACGGCGCTTTTCCGACTTTGCGACAGCAGCAAATGCGCCGCCTTTCGTAGCGTGAATCTCTGCTCTACGCCGCTCCGAGAGCTTATCGAAGCCACGCTCCACGGCTTCAGGCGTAATGCCGAGGGTACTGGCAATCTCATCCGACGTGTGGTTCGACCGCTGGAGCGTGTCAATCTGGTCGAGCAGGTTCTTGGTCATTTTGGGGTGAGTGCGAAGGGGTTTGATGTCCATGTCTTATATGTCCTCCTTATTAAGCGGCACGACGCTTCAGGTGCTTGCGATAGAAACTGCGCTTTTTCCAAGGCACATCCATGGCCTCCAGCGGAGTTTCCATGAATTTGAGCTTCTTGAGCATACGCTGCATTTCGGCATCTTCCTTCGCAGCGAAGAGACAGATGCTTTCAGGAACCGCCATACTGATGATGAAATCCAGCATCGCGGTGGCGATTCCACGATTGCGATAGGGCTCCTCGACTTCCAGGCTATCGATGTAGAGATGCGTGGTAACAGGCAGAATCATGGCGATATTGTCATTCTTCTCGCGGTCGTAGCGCTCGTCTACCTCCGCGCTCTTGTCGCAGAGATAATTGATGGCGAGCTGCTTGGCCGGGATGCCGGGAGCAGACGTGGTTGCAGCAGGCATAAACTTGGTCGGAACCTGCAAGATGGAAGCCTTCATGGTGGCAACCTTCTTCGTGCCGTCCATTGCCGTGCAGGTGATAACCGTCTCGGACAGAAGGTTCTGCTCGCCGAGCCGTTGCCCACGGTCCTCGTAGATGGCGCTATTCGCGTCTGCCAGAACAACAATGGGGGTAAAGGTCTTGTCAACAACCGTGATTTTCTTTTTCATAACGTATATCCCCTTTCTTATTCGCAGCAGAACTTGCGCTTAGAGCCGTCAAAGACCACAACCATCGACGGACGCATACCGGCACTGGGCTTTTTATCGCTCTGACCGTACGCCGCATAGGAAGGCAGCAACGTGTTGACGAACTTGACGCGCTCGGGCAGGAAGTGAACCCTCACGCCGGGCTGGAGATAGATGTTCTCCTGAAACCACTTGGAATCGGTGGACACGGGCAGGAGCATGACGACGATGGTGTTCTTCTTCTTTGCTTCGGTACTGGCCTTCTTGACCCAGTGGCGCAGACTAGCAGCGCCGCTCGGCGGGCAGCAGTAAACCGTATGGCCTTTCCAATCCTGAGCAAGACCGTCATCCTGTGTGGTAAAGAACTTGGTACATTTGGCGTTCTCAGGACGGGCGCAGGCATCCAAATTGAAGTGGTACTTGCGGTCCAGCTCCTTAAAGAGCTCGTCGGGAGTTTCCCACTCCCCTGCAATGGTCCGGCTCACGGCGGTGCTGACGCTCTTGGTAGATTTGTCGTTCATAAAGGGGTCCTCCTTTGATGTGATGATACGTGATAAGTTGAGATTGATTCAAATTGCACTTTTCGCAACTATGATTTCGGCAAAAAAAGAATAGGACCGCAGAATTTTCAAACTGCACCGTCCTTTTTGCTCCGTAATTCCATTATCTGCAATTCGCACATTTCCGCAACAAGTTTTTGAAAAAAGATTGTCCCTTCGCCTACTTTTGGCAAAGGGACAATGTCACAATCTCAATCGTCTGTCACTTCTACAGGATTCGTAGTCCATTCAACATTCCCATCGGGGCAAGAAAGACTCAGGGTTACGGTAAAGGACGCATCATCTTTGGCAACTATGTAAACCTTGTAGTTTCCGCCATTGAGTTTGATGGTGTCATAAGCCGTCTCAAGGTAACGAGACTCGACATTTTTGGTATCGGTGTTCACAAATAGAATTTTGCAGCTTCCGATACCGCAGCTAATAGTGTCATATACATCGACATTAGCTGACTTTGCATTGATGGTAAAGGAAAACGCCAGTTTAGCACCAACCATACTGGTTGCTCCGGCGGTATAGTCGATAGTGCCGTCATCCGTCAGGCTGCTTTCAGCCCAGTTCAATGCTTCGAAAGCGGAACTGCCACCGGCAATCGCATCTTCGTTATCGTACAGTTCTTTGGGGGCGGTACAGCCCGTGAGAAGACCAACGGCAAGCATCAGAGTCAGGAGCAAAGAAACAATCTTTTTCATGTCCTCTCCTTAATTCTGGTTCGGATAGCCGAATGTGATATGGCTGGCTTTAGCTGTCACATGAACAGTGGCTTCTGTTTCAAGGCCATATTCATTCTGGATTTTGACTGTGCTCTCGCCCACTGTGATGCCTGTGACCTCGCCGTTGACATTCACGGCACAGATAGCATTGGAGCCATTCTCGAAGGTGTATTTGGTGCCACCTTCGCCCGCTTCCAGCCCCTCTACATCGGTATACACATTGATGCTCTTAGTCTCACCGATTTCCACATACAGGTCATCGGCATACAATTTCTTAGGAGCTTCCGTAACCTTGAAATTCACGGTTTTGGACGGTCCCTTGTCAGAAGATATTGTCACAGTTGTAATGCCAGCAGCGATTGGGATGATGTTGTTGTTCTCGTCTACACGGGCAATGCTCTCATCCCCCACAGTAACGGTCACATTGCCTGCATCGGCGTTTTCGGGAATGGTGGTATATTCGACCTGAACAAGCTCGCTTTTGGTAGAAGCATAGATGTCGTCCAGCTCAAAGCCTTGCAGAGGCTCTACCACGTTTACGACTGCCCCGGCGGTCAGCCGATTGTTCTGGCTGTAAATGCTGATTTCGGTCGTGCCATGCCCGTTAGCTGTCAGGCGGCCGTTAGCGTCAATCGAGGCAACGCTGTCTGCCATACTCTCAAACCGCAGACCCTTCCGTTCGAGGATTGCTGCCAGTTCATCGCCCGTCACCGTAGTGCCATCACGGAGTACGCCAGTCAGTTCTACCTGCTTCGACTCGCCCAGCTGGAGGTTGATGGGACTTGCAACAGAAATGGATGCCAGGGCTTTCTTATTGCCGCAGCTGCAAAGCATCAAAGCAGCACACACAGAGAGCGCCACCAATGTGATAATCTTTTTGATTTTCTTCACGATAAATAGTTCCTTTCTCATAAAATTGACGGGGTAAATCAGCGCCCCGCCTGCATCTTCCATTATCTGCAATTCGCACATTTCTTCAACGCGCCAAATGTGTAATTTCCTGGAAAAAACAAAAAGAGGGCGGGCAGCCGATTTCTCAGCTGTCCGCCCCAAATTTGTACAGAAGCGACCATCAGGTCACGCTGGATTGTTTAGTTATCGTCTGAGGTTAGCCCACATCTTTCAGCCAATCCTGAGACTCGACTTTCTCGTACTCTGCTTCATCAGGCATCGTGCCACCGTAAGGAGCGATAGTGTAGGTAACCTTAGTAACAGGAGTGCAGACATTGGCATCGTTCACGTTGCCGGTAGCGGTGTAGACCGCCATCGGAATACGCATTGCCGTACCAGTAATCTTGTTGTTGAGGAAGTCGCCGGTAGCCTTGGGAATGACCCAAGCCGTATCGCTATGGTTGATTGCGTTATCACCCGAGGTCAGGACTGTATCACGCAGACGCATGTACAGTTCGCCACGGCGCAGGGTGTTCTTGCCCATCGTGTAAGCGGAGGATGCGTAGTCTGTACCCGTGTAGTATTCCATACCGGGGACGTTCTTGACTGTCCAGGGACCGCTCGTCTTGATGTTCTTGACCTGAATAGCAACCGTAGAATAGTTGGTGATGCGGTAGTTGGTAGGCTCAACCACAGTGCCGTTGGAGTTGGAACCGTACATGCAGACATACAGAGGAACGGTAGCTTTCAGCAGCGCCGGGTGGACATACAGGTTGCCCTTGTGGATGATAAGGTCGTAGTTCTTCACGGTCTCGCCGTTCGGGTTTACGACTTCACGAACCGTCAGAGCGTTACCCTGAGTCGGGTCGGTGTTGATGTCCACGATGTAGGGAGCCAGCGGCTTATGGTTGTAGTCACAGAAACCGCAGGTCTTTTCATCGTATGCCCACTCAAAGCTGTCATCGGTCGAAGTGCCATCCGCATACAGCGGTACGGACTTCTCATCGCAGTCAGTGACAAAAGGCAGATTCGTCTTGCTCTCAGATACCGTCTGCTTCTTCCAGTAGTCGTAGTTGTCTACAAACTCCTGTGTAATAGCAGTCTCAGTGCCGTTATTATCCAGATACAGAGCGCTGCCGACAGTGTCATTTGCTTTCAGCTTGGTATCGAGAATCGGAGTAGCATCAACGTCGCTTACAACGTCAATCAGGTTCTCATCCACATCTTCCATCTGAATATTCACATGGAAGTTCGGGTTCTGGGAGTAAATCATCTTGTCATCATCTACCACAGTGACATGCAGAGGACGTTGTGCAACCTCAAAGCGACCGTTCAGAACCATCACAATGTAGTTCTTCAAAACGGGGTAATTGGCTTCAGTCAGACCAACGTAGGTCAGCGGATAGATGCCGACAGGAGTAGTTTCATCGGGGACCAAGTCCTCGTGACCATCCACCAGAGTCTTGAAGTGAGACTTCTTGTAGGTCGGGTCAAGAGTCAGCGTATCGCCCTGCACCAGACCGTCCAGCTCCAGCCAGCAGCCATCAGAAGCCGCCGTGCCGTAACCATAAGCCTTTGTATCATACCACGGGTCTTCGCCAACACCGTCACCATACAGGCCGCGCCAGTTCTTCACCTGTGCGGTCAGGTTTGCGCGGGCAATAGCACCGGAGTAATCCTGTCGCTCGATGAAGTAGTTCTTCGCGTCCTTACCAGTCAATGTCGGAGTCGCATCAATCGTGATGGGGTTTTCATCCAGCTCATACGGCCAGTTGGAGCTAACAGTACCATCAGCATTCAGCTTCTGGCCTGCATCCTTCGTCTTGTACTTGCCGGATGCGGTTTCACTTGCCAGTTTGACATCATCGCCTTCGAGGATACCGTCAATGAGGATGTCCTTGATGGTGGCGTTCGTCGTGCCGTCATAGTGCTTGATGTTGCGGGGATAGGTCGGGTCTTCCAGATACAGACTGTGGACGTACAAACCACGAGCAGAAATGCTGCCGGAGTAGTCCTCAGTGCCGATGTAGTAGTTGGTGCTGCCGTTACCGACCAGCGTCAACTCGCTCTCACGGACAATCTTATAAGGACCACCGACATCGCTCACGCGGTTGCCGTTGTTATCCGCATAGTAGCCATCGACCTTTGTGGTGCTCAGGCTGACGTTATCGCGGCTTGCCATGCCGGTCGTGATGCGGGCATCAGGGATGGAAGCATCGGCCGTATGGTCATAGACCTTGCTGGAAGAGCCAACAACCGTCAGAGCCTTCGGGTAAATATCGAACTTGACGGAAGAGCCAGTGCCGCTCGAATTACCGTTCGGGTAAGTCTTGCCGGGTTCGGTGTTCTCGTACTTGTAGGTGATGATATAGCCCTGAGCCGTGCAGTTTGCGGTTGCGGTATAAGAGCCGCAATCAGAACGAGGATTCTGGTTCTGGTCCGTAGACGCATCGATTGCAGAAGCCAGCGTGCCCTTCTTATTGCTATAAGTAATAGAAGTAGCCTTGGTGACCTCGCTCATCTGGTCGCTGGACAGGTTGCCAGAGAAGCTAACGGTAGCGACATCAGCCGTGCCGTCATAGGTCTTGTTCGCAACCGTGATGTTCACGGTAACACGAATCGGGTCGGAACCGCTCGTCGGGTCAGTGTCCTCGTAAGCAGTATCGTAAGCGTTATGGCCGTTGCGAGAGAAGCGGTCAACTGCGGAACGAACCGTCTTGACGGTAGCATAGCCGTTGCCGGGTCTGAAGCCATCCTGATAGCTACGGAAGTTGCCACCAGAAGAAGTAGCACCGCCGCCGACATCAGAATAGGCTTCCAGTACAGTCACAGACTTGCCGTTTGCACCTGTAAAGGTACGATTGACAGAAGTGATGTAGTTGGAGCCGCCGTTGCCATCACGCTTGCAATAAGCCCAGCCATCACCCCACCAAATCTTACTACCGGTATTAGCAGAGCCGCCCTGCCAACCGCCACCACCGCCAGACGGGGCTTCGCAGTTGTTTTCGGAAGAGTTGCCGCTAATACCTGCTCTGAAGCTGTCGAACATACCACCGGAAGAACCAACGGCAAATGTTCCATTACCACCGCCGTTACCGCCGTTGACAGGAACAACACCATTGCGCAGCGAACCACTCGTGGAATCGGCCGCACCATGCTGGTTGCCGCCACCGCCACCTGCAACGCCGAGCATATACTCAGCCGCAGTCGTGGTGTCGCCATATTCGGCCAGACGACCAGTACCAATCAAGCCGATTGCTACTGTCGTAGCGCCGCCGCCGGAAGCACCAAGCAAGTTGCCGTGGCCGTTACGAGTCTGCATAGGTGTACCACCTTTGCCACCGCCATTATAGCCACCAGCAAGCTGTACATGAACTTCACCGCAGCCACTCGCACCGCCGTTTTCCCAATAGCGGTTATCGATAGTGCCAGCGCCACCCTTTACGAAGTAGAGCTGTGCGCCCTGCTCCGCCTGGACAATCAGTTTGACGTGACCGCCAGAAGAGGTGTGCGGATTCATTGTACCGCCACCGGCACCATAGAGGTTGATTTCGTAGGTGCCAGCATAGGTGAAGGTATACAGGCTGTAAGGGTTGCTGGCGCTGCTTGCGCCTTCCAGCTTGTCATCGACCTTAGGACCGGAGCCCTGCTCATCGATGTAGAAGTAGACCTGGTCCATATCTGCATCAGTAGTCGGAGCGTCGTAGCAGACATAGTAGACGGCGTTGCGCCACCACCATTCCCAAGTGGCTTTGTCAAGGACATCACCGCTCTTGGTACGGTAAGCGAAGCCGTGCGTGCCAACATTCTTGATGTAGTCGTCATCATTAGCTGTCACCTGTTCGAACAGGTCGCTCCAGTGGTTGCCATTGGAGTCTGTGACAGAGTCGTCGATAACGACCGTGTCGCGGCTATCAATCGTCGTACGGCTGTTTACAGGTTTGCCTGCTGTGAAGTAGGTCTCCATGTAACGGATGCCGTTCGGAGCGATGATAGCGAGGTTCTTATAGTTGTAAACCGCGCCGCCATTATTAAGAGCATCATTGATAGCTGTAATGCCTCTCAGAGAAGAGATGTTCTTATAGCTGCCATTCTCTGTCGTAATGGTGTTGTGGCTTGCAGTTGCCTTGTTAGGGATATTTGCCTTGATGGAGATGGTGTAATCCAGCACAAGCTCAGCGCCATAAGAAGACTGACCAAGGTCATTGTACAGGTGAGCATTGGGGTCGGAGGAATCCACCGAGCGGTTGAAGTTGTATGCCACCGTGCGGCCGCAGGTATACGGCTGCATATTGGCGGAATCCCAGTTCTTCATGTACCGCTCTTCTGCTTTGCAGAGGAAGTAATAGTGGGTATCACCGAAGTCCATCGGGTTCGTGGCGTTATCAATGTACAGAGACACGATGGCGTTCCACTCGCTGTAGGTCTTATTGTTGAGGTTTGCGGAGTCGGTCGGGTACATGGCTTCCAGCTTGATATAGCCGCTGAACTTATTGAACGCCTTACCATTGCCGTTCATAAAGCTCATTTCCATGTTATCGACATTTTCACTCAGCTTACTGATATTGCCGATGCGCTGGCCGACCTGACTGTAGCTCAGCTGGATAGAACCGTCCGTGCTGTTCGTTACGTTCTGGAAGCGGTCCAGACGACCACCGCCAGCCACGTTGCTGAACATCCAAGTGATAGCAGGGGCAGAATCCTTGTTGCCAAAATACGTGATTTTAGTAGTGTAGACTGCCTTGTTATCGTTCGCAGCACCGTAAACCGTGCCATTCTTATTCAGAACATCAGGAGCAATGGCATCCAGCGGGATGTCACTGGAACGACGACCAGAGTTCGGGTTGCTTGCCTCAGAAGTCCAAGCCAAGTTACCGTTGTTGGCATCGAAGTTGTTCAGCAACAGAGACTGGGCTTTCAGCGGAGTCATCTCAATGGGAGGAGCGTACACAATCAAGTGACCGGTACGGCTGTTCGCCTCATTGTTTGCAATCGTTGTGTTGTTGCCAATCTCATGGGCAGGAGCTTTGTAGTTGAACACGCAGCGGAAGTCCAGACCATCCCAATCCATTGCGGCATCCTTAACAGTCAGAGTGACCGTAGAATGCTTCTTCATGGTAGAGATACCAGACTCGCGGAGATTGTTCAGCGGGTCCCAGAAGTATGCAGGCCAGAACTGGAGGGAACCCATCTTATCCGCAACAGCCTGCGTCATATCTTCTACTTTGGTGGTGATTTCAAAGCTGCCCGCCGGGAACAAATTGGCATCACTGCCGATATCGACCCAAACATTGTTCTCGTCACGATACTGAACGGTGTAAGTCACGCCGTCCGTAACGCCCTTCCAATAGTACAGGTCGAAGTTGAAAGCGGCAGATTCGCCAACAGAAACGCGCTTATCGAAAGCCTGCTCGATGAACATAGGACGAAGCGCTACTTCGCAGTAGCCGTTCTTGCCATCCTCGGCTTTGTCGAGGCTCGTATACTGCTTGCCACCAACCGTAAACTCGCACTTAAACTGAATCTTCTCACCGCAGTAGTCGAGCGTGTTGTACGTTACAGTGCTTTCGGTGTAAGGAATATCAGCGTTCGTAGCCGCCTGGGTAAAGGTGGTCTTGTTGATTTTGCCCTTGACGACGCCATCATAGGTGGTGAAGGAAGTGCCGGGGCCGCCAATCTTGAACCACTGGCTGGTGCTGCCACTCTCGGTGATGGCACGATAGTACCAAATCACGTTAGAGTCAGGAACAGTCTGGTCATAGTACAGCTTGCTGCCAACGGTCTTGTTGACGGGGCCTTCCCAGTCTTTGTAATCGTCAATCGGGTCTGCTGTAGGCTTCAGCAGTTCCAGAGGATGAGTCTCGCAGTCGTTCCAGAAATGATTCGGAACGTCCACGACAATCATGCCGTACTCGGTGATGCTGCGGCCATTGGGGTCAAAAACCTCGGCACGCTGCATACCAGTCGTGGGCACGTTGGAGATGACGTACTTGCTATCACCATTGACCACGCAGTCGTAATCTGTGCCATCAGTTGCATGAACCACAACGCGATAGCCGGTGTAGTCAGAAACACCGTCATCCGGGAACAGAGCGTTCAGGTCGCCAACAACACGAGCGATACCGGTGATACGGACGTTAGGCTGGTTGTCCAGCTTCAGAACGGGCAAAGCGCCAACGGTCTTATCGTTACCAAGGTTCCAACCATTGTTGCTGCCCGTGGTGTACATACCATAGGTATCAGAGGTGTTGTCGAACAGCGGCTGACCGTTGCTTGCGAGGTTCACATGGTACGCATCAGAGTTCCAGTGACCGGAGAAGTTTTTGATAGGAGTCCAGCCCTCCGGCAGAGTCAGGTCATCAACAACCTGATAGCAGCCGTTCAGCGGATACCAGAAAGAGCCACCGGCCTGCAAAGCAGACAGAACCTGCATGTAGTTGACAGAACTTACACGGATAACGAAGTGGCTATCCTCCTGGCTATTCTGATTCGCCGCGCAGATTTCGCACTGTTTGCGCTGGGAAATGTACATGACGGTGTTGGAGAACAGGCGAGCTTCACTTACCGTCGCAGAGTTTTCGGGTAAATGGCCGATTTGGTTCATCAGGAAGTTGCCCGTACCAGACAAGTAAAAGTTGCTTGTACCAAACCAGCTGCGGCCTGTTGCGGGGTCGGTAATGGTCTTGGTGGTAGGATTCGGATTGTAGCCAAACTCGGCACCAGTGATGTTGCCACCAGCGTAATCAACCCAAATAGGACCAAATGCAACCTGAGAGTTTGTATGGGTCTTAGAAGCATCCAAAACGCCATTCAAGTCAAACGGGAAGTTGGTGGGATTACGATACTTGACCGTCTGATTTGCCTGCGTACCAGAGTACGGCTTCAGGCGGATGTTCAGCTGGTTACTACCATACATGATGCCAGCCTTGCCGTAAGAACTATGGCTACCACCGGTAGACAGAATCATGGAGATGGCATCGGTAGGCAGAACCGTACCAGAGTCGATGTTACCGCCATTGGCACCCATCAGAGCGTTCATGTTCCAGTGGCCGTTATCAATGTTAGGAACAGAGTTCAGAACATAGTAACGGGTAGAACCATCGTTCTTATCGGGACCAAAGCGGCCGCCCTCTTTGTAATCACGAGCGCCAGGGTCCGTATAACCAGCATCATGTGCATCATACCAAGAACCAGCGTAGGCGTACATAGTATCGTGACCAACGCACATGCCGTAGCCCTGGCTCAAGAATGCCTTAATGGCATAGTAGGCTTTGCCGGAAAGGTCGGGCTCCTGATTAACGCAAACGCCCCAACCGATTGAGTCGATACGATAGTTGCCTTCGGCATCCATCATATACATATCAGGATTAGCATTAAACTGCTCGACTGCTACTGAAAGTACAGTGATATGCTGATTCAACTTTTCTCCATTGGGGCCTTTCAGCCAACCATTACTTGAAACAGTCGGATGTGAAAGGAACTTCGCATACATACGACCGGCATCAGAAACCCAAGGGTTCAAAAATACAACAGCATCTTTATACTTTGTGCCAGAAGCGCCTGTACCATAATTGTCCTTATCCGCATCGCGAATAACAGCGGTATAGGCAGGAATTTCAATGGCTGTACCCGTAATAGTCCATGCGTTGTCACTATTATGAGGACGGAAGTAGACAGTCTGACCGTACCATTCGCTATTGACCTCAAGCATATTGCCATCAGTCAAAGGAAATTCCATGTACTGACGAGTAGCGCCCGTAGGATAACCGTTGTCATCCAGCACGTTTGCTGTACCAACTTTGGAGCCACTCCACGCACCGCCAATCTGAGTCCAGTAGCGGTCTGCGGTAGCCTTGTCGAATTTACCAGCATTGAACCACTCAGTAACCTGGTCGTACATATTCTTGGTGATGTACTCGTAGTTGCCGTTCAGGCCGGTAATCCACTGGTTGTCAGAAGACAGTGCAGGACCGCCTGCTGAATAAACAGCAAAAGAATCGGCCAGAGAAGCATAAGTGGCGGGCATATTGTCCTCGTCCGCAGTCTCTTCAGTAGCTTCATCAGAAACCACTTTGAACTGGACAGTAGACAGGATGATATTGCCTTCCTTGTCTTCATCGGTCAGCTCAGTGCCAAGGTCCTCAAGTGCTTTGAAGTTTTCCTCACGATAGGCTTCATCCACCACTGTAATCAGACAGCGGTAGCTTGCAGACAGGTCTTCCTCAGCAACCTCAAAAGTGTAGGAGGCTTCCGTAGCACCATCAACATTCTGCCAGTCAGTGGTCAAAGCTACAGTGCTTTCATCAGAAAACTCCCACTTGCCATCATCATTCAGACGTGCAGTGTAAGTGTTTTCCTCATTTGTCGCATAGACCTCGGTCGTGCCGTCGTCAGTCTTGCCTGCCGTAATAGCATACCCATCCAGAACAAAGTTCGGAGTATGCCATGCCAGCTGCACATCGCTGGTGTCAGCACCAATGGCATCGAGAGCATCAACCACTGCATAGTACATCTCGCAGCCCTGCCAAACAAAGTCCGGCGTATCTGCAAGAGTCTCTGCCTCAGTAGAATCTTCCCAAACGAAGTCATACCAAGTAGGCTCCCCCTCTTCATAAGGATAGATAGCATCGGCTTCGTTTGCCACGAAATCTTGCTTCTTCTGCCACTGGTAGGTTACAGCAACGTCATCACGGTTCAGCAGAGCGTCAAGAGTGACGGTGTCCCCTACATTCGCCGTGATTCTGTCACCATACTCAGGCGTGACAGCCTGGATGCCGACAAAGGTCTCAGCCGTTTCCGGCGTGGCTGTGTTCTCGTCAGATTCGTCGGAATCCGTCAGAACCACATCCTCGCCGCCTGTCGTATCATCCTTGACCGTGTCGGTCGTGGAGTCATGCGTCAGGTCAACGACATCCGTAACGGACGGCGTCGGCTCAGGAGTCTCAGTCGGCTCGTCTACGGCTTCGGAGTTAGAAGTGTCGGTCTCGTCCACGGATTCAACCGCATCCACTTCGCCCGAAGCCGGGGCCTCTGTAGCATCTTCGGAAACAGTAGTGCTATCCGCCGCAAATTCGTCCGCAAACGCGACGGTGTCAACGGCGAACATAGAAAGCAGCATACTGGCCGCCAATGCAATAGAGGTCACTTTTTGTGCAATTTTGTGCATAATGCGTGTGTCCTTTCTGTACAGTGAGCGATTCCGCGAAAGGCTTTGGCAGAGCTTCTCACAAGAAAAATCGTCCCTGCACGATTAGCTTTTTGCTTCCGTACATTTTCATTCTATGCGGTTCGCACGTTTTCGCAATGGGAGCCATTCACAATTTTTACGCAAATAAAAAGTGCCGTTCTTGCAAAGAAAAACGACACTTTATGTAAAACTATCTGGGTGGTAAATCTACAAATTCATGGTATAATGCAGATGCTAAATATAACTCTTCCTTAATTATGCGGTTCGCATACAATGAAATTAAAAGGAGGAGTATAAATGCCTACAAAACATGATGCAATATACGATTATATAATAGAGCCTTTGCTTAATTCCTATGTAAGTAATAATTTCAAAACAGGATTGGAATTGTGCCATTACAGACTTGCCAGCTCTATCAACAAGCTCGACAAGGAAAGTGTTAGCACCGGCATGCGGTATCTTGACGCGTTGATGTTATTTAAGGCTAAGATGAAAAAGCACGATTACCAAGGAGCTTGCGGAAAACTTCTTGATGCTTTTGGGCATGTTTATAGTGTGAGTAGCATTTTAGAATCAGAAGACAGCAAAAAAAGAACAGAGTTAAACGCTTACTGTGCTAATATTATATTGCAAGTTTTAAATGAATCTATGGAGGTCGAAAGCCGTGAAATGGGGAGCGATATTTAATAAATCCGAAAAAATATCAAGCATTAAAGAAAACCGCTTAGTAAAAATCGAAGCTCTGCTGCGAAATGATACCTGGATTTCAGATGCCTATAATTGTATTTCTGTCCTGGATTCTAATTTATATTCTCCTCCTGAAAAGGCTCGTTACAGAGATTTTTTAATTAGCGCTTTATCCGAAGAAATGGCAGGATTTTATACGTATAGAGCATATAGCGAAGATGGAAGCTCACTTCTATCATTGGTTGAAATGCCGTTGTTTATTGCTAAGACTGCCATACGTGAAACATTCACATCCGAAAGCAAACATATAATAGTTCTCCCTGATATGCCGAAAAGGCTTGTTCAAGCTATTCAGGACATCGATGAAAAAGGCTATCTTTCGGAAGAAGAAATCGCCACCGGAACTCTATACAAAGAACTCAATCTCGTTATCACTTATAACCATCGACATCATGTGGCTGCTGCAATTAGTCGGGAATGTAGTGACAATATACTGTTTCATGGACCTGTATTGTCGCAAGAAATTGCAGCATCGCCAATATATGCCACAAGTGATTTTCACTTTGCAGACAAAGAAGGCAACATCATAAAAGAGCATTCCGACCCACGACTCGTGTTGTGCTGCCTTCTTGCAGAACAGGCAATTGCATTCAAAAGCGGAAATATGAACCACCAAATCAAAAACAGTATCATTTAATTTCAGCATACATACTAAAAATAAAAGAGGCGGCCTCCAATTGGAAGTTGTCTCTTCATTCTTATGGAAACAAAAGAGGGCGGCGCAGGTTGTTGATGCCTGAGCCGTCCTCGCTTTTTTGTAATGACTTTTAAGTTAAGTTCTCAAGTGAAGGGGCTGCACCCTATTCTACTTGAGGTAATACTCACCCTTTGACTTCTGCGTTAGCAAAGAATGCCAACGTCTTCGGGAGGGCAACTCTTGTCGGCACCACCTTCAATCACCTGGCCGCCGTTTGCACCACTACCGTCAGTAGCGCCGCCGCTCGGCTGAGACGGCTGAACAGGTTCGGGGTCAGGTGCCGGAGCAGGGTCGGGGTTGCTGGGCTGTGCAGGCTCCGGATTCGAAGGCTGCGCGGGCTCAGGATTGCTCGGCTGAACCGGAGTCGGGTCCGGAGCGGCCGGTGCAGGTGCCGGATTGCTGGGCGCAGCAGGAGTAGTGGTAGTGCTTCCTGCAGAGCTGCTGCCGGTGTTCGTGGAGCCGCCGGTCCAGCTGGAGCTGCCAGTCGAAGTATTACCCTTGCTGCTGGTAGTGCCTTTGTTGCTGCTGGAGGAAGAAGTAGCCTTATCCGTCACGGTGACGTCGTAGTTAGCTTTCACATCCTCGTTGGACTCACTGGTGGCAGTGATGACTGCATTCCCACTGGCAACGGCCGTTACCTTCCCATTGGAGTCAACAGTCGCGACCTTTTCGTCGCTGGAGGACCAGGTGACGGTCTTGTCGGTTGCCTCGTCAGGTGTAACAGTAGCCTTGATGGTCACGGAGTTGCCGACCTTCAGGCTGCCCTTCGTCTGGTCGAGTTCAATCTTTTCGACCTTGGTGGAGACAGTAACCTTGGTCTCTGCCTTCATGCCATCAGGCACAACGCCAAACGCAGAATCCACATCAGCCAGGTCCTCGGGCATCATCGCGATACCGTCGTCGGAGGCAGCCTCGGAGGTGGTGTCCTTATCGCCGGTCACAACTGCTTCCTGGACAGCAGACTCGGCCGTTGCAGGAGCATCTGCAATAACATAAGCCGTAATGGTGCATTCGCCGTCAGCTACTGCCGTGACAAGACCATTCTCGTCCACCGTCGCAACGCCATCATCGCTGGAAACGTATGCGAGCTTGACCTCGGTGGCATTCTCCGGGATAATCTTGGCGTCCAGGCTCTTGGAATCCTCGCCATTGGTGTAGAGCTCCAGGGTATCAGGAGTGTCCACGCCGGTGGGCAGGATGACGACCTTCACGTGGGTCGTGGAAGAGATGCCTGCATCCTTCACAGCAGCCGTGATGTCGGCTTCACCGGCACCAACCGCGGTGACCATGCCGTTTTCATCGACAGTCGCGACGTCTTCATTAGAAGAGGTCCATTCGATGGTGAGCTTTTCAGCCGCCGCTGCGAGCTTCTCGTCAACATCAGCAGTCTCAGCCGTAGCAGCATCGCCGGTCACGAGGACCGGAGTCTCCGCCGGTGCCTTGTCCGTGCCAAAATTGATGGGCAGAGTTACGCTCTCCCCCTTCTCAATCGTGGCGGTTTCGGGAATCGCCATGTCGGTCACTTTGACGCCGCAGCCTGCGAGCGACAGCGCCATGACGGCGGCAATTGCAGCCGTCAGGAAGATTTTCTTCTTCATATTCTTTTACTCCTTCTCAGCATCTTTTGCTGAGGCATCTAATTGTTGATAGGTTCAACCGGCTCTACGCAGCTTTGTATTTCGTCATCGACGATGCTGTGAGCCCATTGGTCGCCTATCCTTCTGTACAGCTGCATTATACCATTTCTACCACTGTAACAGCAAACAAGATGCCTATATGTTCACACTTTAGTAACAATATATTTTGGGTAACGCTTTGACCTCATTGTAGAGCATGACTATTTTTGTGTCAAGTATCACAGACACAAAATAGGGACGGCTCCATACGAGAAACCATCCCTGCATTTAAATCTCGAAATACTGGTCGCCGGTCGCGTTCGTTTTGCTCTTTTCCGGGTAGGCGCAGTACGCACGCATCGTGTCTGTACGGTTATCGTACACGCCGCAAATGTAGTGCTCGCAGTAAGAACATTCATCGGGGCCTTCGCACCTTTTGTTGTCATAACGGCAAGGCTTCGGGTACGTCCCTTCGGGAACAAAAGCCGTCCCGAACTCAATCTTATGTTTGATGGGCTCAGCTTTGAGCATCTTGCGCAGCATATCCAAGGGACTTCTGAAAAAGTCCAGCATGTCCATTGTAGGACTAAGCTCAATGAAATGGCTGTAGTCTACCTTAAAGGTTTTGTAGGTAGGCTTCCAGGTTTTGCGATTCACGCTGGACCAGTTGACGCGCCGGATAAGTGCATCTGCATCACTCTCGCCAAAGTAGAAGCAGATGCTTACCCAGGCTTTAAGACTGTCCTCCTGTGGAATGGGTCCGTAGCGAAGAACAGAAAGAGGTCTGGTCCAGTAGAACTCACTGAAGTCATCGAAGAAGGCGTCTTCGTAATAGATGCTCCCATTTTCAAACTGTTCTGAAACATCAAACACCCATGCAACCTTATAACCGAGGCCGTTATAGAAGTTGTTGCGAGCCGTGAACTCGCTTGGGCTGATGGGACTGTGCTGGAACTCCACGACCACATTATCCTTGAAGACATCGGCGCGGTGCGTTTCGCCGTTGTGGGTCATCACAACCTCACGGCACTCAAGCGGGAACTGTTCCTGCATGTCTCTGTGCCATTCGCTCATATCATAGTTCCATGTATCCGGGCAGGCGTTAGCCTCATGTGCAAAGTGCCAGGCGTTTACGTCTCCTGCCTTCAAAATCATCTTTGCTCCACATACGGGGCAAAAATAGTCCTCAATTTTGTTGGCATCGGTCGCCCAGACAATAGTGCCATCTGCATCTCTTGCTGCAAACATGTTATTGCTCCTTCTGCCGTCTTACGGCCAGTTACTCAAGTATGCCTTCTTGCTTCGTTCTCTTGCTGTTGTAATGTCTTCCTTCGTCACATCAATACCGAAAGCCATGAGCACATACGCATAGCAGCGAGCGTTGATAAAATAATTCGGATTGTCCAGTATTTCTGATTCGTCTCGTCCGGTTGCTTTCAAGATAGCCGCCGCAACTCCCGCACTTCTGGAGACTCCGGCATCGCAGTGAACGACCAGATGCTTTATTCCTTTCACCAACTCTTGGGTTACGAAATCCCTAATTTGTACCGCATCTGCTATCGAAATGCCAATGGACTCAGTTGTATCGTAAAATGCCACGTGAAGGGTGTCGCAAGGGAAGCTGACATTCGTCTTGCCCGGCGTGGTAATACTGATGACGCAAGTATCTTTTCCGAATGAATCTGCCTGGCGTATTGCTTCCTCGCGAGAAAGGACTGTTACCGTAAAGTGGGCCCTATCCGATGCTTGGTAAAGAATCATCTGCATTCCCCTCCGTAATTTCGTAATATTCCTTGTGAACGGTCGTGTCATCAGAACTACTATCGCTACCGATTTTCTTTAGGCGCTTACCTACCAATACCATACGGCCATTGTTGATGTTGTAGTCGCAAGTTACGAGGAAGATGAACTTGTCATTCTCGTAGTCGAATGCCATCTCTTTGTAAATCGAGGCTCGGTCTTCAATCGTGGTGAGCATATCCTCGGTCTTGGCGGCCGAGAGGTTATTACACCACTCTTGGATGTCGATGAATTTCGGTTCTGTGGTATATCCGGGGATGACCATGAGGGCAAAGATTTGGTAGTATTCTTTTCCGTACTCCCCCTCCCAGCAAACTGTTCCGTTTTCGTTGAAGAACTCTTCGTCCTTGAACTTATCGAGAGAGCCGAACATCGTGCCGTCATTCATCTTGTGACCATAGATGATAAGATTGCCATGCTGCTTCGTATCGCAGCGTTCATCCAAAAACAACGTACCGGGAATGCTGTGCTCCCCGTAGATGTCAGTTCGCAAATAAGTGTCGTTGGTTTCGCCCTGCACTACGGGCCCGGTTGCGGTTGTACCGTAGACCGTTAGCCAGCCCTTGTAATCTGGGTTGACAGCCAACATACCTTGTGACCAGTCCGTGTCGTTCTGCTCGGCCGTTTCTCGAATCGTTTGCAAAGTGGCGGTAAGCTGCTGTGTCTCTTTGGTTTGCATGATGCTCCTGATAAGCAAGAAGCTAAGCACGAATACGGCAATGAGCGCCACAATGCTGATAAGCCGTGACAACCCACCGACCACATTCCGAATGATGTCTTTTGCACGTGCCATGATATGATATTCCTCGTAATTGTTATTGACTCGATGCGCATTAGCGCTGATAATTTCATTGTATGCAATTCGCACATTTCTTCAACGAGCCTGGCTGAAGGTCGTTTCAGAACAAAAAAACCAATATAGATGGCTTCTATAAACGATTGAAAAACACGACATTATCTGATATATTATAATAAGGTAGGTGTAGCGGATGGAAAAGGCAAAAGCATGTTACAGTCTCAGCTCAATCAAAGAGTGCCAAAAGCGTGTCAGGCAATTCTCCTGGTCTACACGATATAAGGGTGAGCACTATTCTCGTTGTATCCGTGTGAGAGACCTGTATGTGTATTGCCAATACGAATTAAAGAGTTTTTTGTTTGACCCTGACTATTCTCCCGCCCGAGATTATATTGATATGCTTAATGCCGACAGCTGTACCAAGAAGGAATTGGACCAGCAGCTGCGCCTGTGCCGGTATTACCTCGAAAACCAACTTGTCATGATTCTTCGTGCAATCGAACGGCACGAAGTTGATGCCAACCCATGACATTCTCCCATCTCCTTTCTTTATATAGAAATGACCCCGGTGCTTTTCAGCATCGGGGTCGCTTCTTTATGCGGGATTCGCAGCCGTGGTTTCTTTCTTCTTACTCTTCTTGCAAATGGTGGCAACGCCATCACTCACAAGGTAGCAGCCACCCGCAACCAGCAAGGCTTCGAACAGGGTCTTCTGGTCGATTCCCACATCACCCATCTTAGGAATTTCCTTGACGACGGGGATAGTTTCAGGAATATCGGGGGCAAGATACACGGTGAACTTCGTACCCATCTTGGGCGTGATGTTCAGGGCGGTATCAACATCCTCGGACACTTGGGCCTTATTGGCCGTGCCGTGGTCCATGTTCGGATGCTCAGAATCGGCGGCGAAACCCACAGCGGTCGTTAGCATTGCTGCCATCGAAACCGCTGCGAACGCTTTAGCAAGACGTTTCAAAGGTCTTCCTCCTTTACAAAAATGCCCCAGCACAAACGAGGAGGTCTGTACCGGGGCGGTTCGGCATAATTAGCTCAACACGGAAATCGTAATCTTGGCAGCCGCAGAACCTACCTCGATGGGATTCTCGGAATCAGAAGTGTCATAAGCCGTGAAGGTCGCGGTGCAGTCATAAGTGCCTGCTGCCAGGGCCTCGGACAGCTTGTCAGTCTGGATGTGGTAGTTGGGCTGGATGAGACCACTGTTGTAAATCTCTTTGCCGCTGTCATCGAGCGTGATGCTCACGACCTGGGCGTACTTGTTGCTCGGGACGTTCTCGATTTCGAGAGTGCCCTCAGAAGCACCATCAGAGAAAACAGGGTTCACGTTGATGGAAATAGCCATCGTGCCCTCTTCTACCACCCGATTCAGCTCTTCCTGAATCTCAGCCTCGCTCTTGCCATCGAGCTGGCCCAGCTGTGCAGCAACAGAGTCTTCCAGCCGGTTGTCGGACGCTTTGGCGTTCTTCTTCCAGATGAACAGGCCCGCGCACAGCACAAGCAGCAGAACCACACAAATCGTGACGGTACGGTGCAAAAGCTTGTCATTCTTCTTCGGAGTCTTCTTGTCAGTAGATACGATGTTGTTTGCCATGATATTATTCCTTTCCATGTAAAAGCAGGGTTGCTATTCTTTCAAATAAAGAGCCGTCGAGCGGCAGGTCACTCGACGGCCAACTCTCTAACGAGTCTGATTTATGCCGTGATTCTGAAATCAGCGGTTGCTGTTCACGCCGTTAGCAGTAGCAGTCTGGGTGTCGCCGGTCTCGAACATCGGGATGATGCTGTAGGTGACGCGAACGACAGGAGTGCAGCCAGCGTCGTTGACGTTGGAGCCAGCAATCTTGGCGTTGGTAATCAGGGGCAGGGTCGGAGCATCGTCATGCTTAACAGCCTCGGTGCCTGCACCAGACTGAGAAACCTTGTCCTTGGCAGCGCCAGCGATGAACCAGCCGTTTTCGGTGATGTCCAGAGGAGCAGAGCACTTGGACAGGTCGATGGCAGAAGCATTGTACATAGCGGAGGCAGGAGCAATGCTCATGGCAATCTCGCCGCGCTTCAGAGCAGAGGTGCTCATGGGAACGACGCGCCAGGTAGCGGGCTCAGCCTGCAGTTCAGAAACCTTCAGAGCCAGGCCCTCACGCTTGGAGTTGTCGGTCATAGAAGTGCCGACATCGAACTTCTTGCCGAAGTTGCAGCTGGTCTCGCCATCGGAGATGACAAAGTCCTCAGCCAGCTGATGGTTGGCATCGATGGACTTAACAGTCTCACGCAGCTCATCGCCGGTCAGAGTGCCAGCAGCCTTGAAGTCCCACTTGCCATCGATGAAGATGACATAGCACTCGCCGGAAGCGTTGATGTGCTCGTCAGCGCCCATCTGATGGTAGTTAGCGGGCTCAGTCCAGCCAGGCTGGGTGGCGGGGTTGCTGTACCAGTAGGTGTAGGACTTGGTGGTGTCATCGTAAGCGATAGCGAACAGCTCGTCGTTGGAGTGGTCGGTATCGTAGATGCGGCTGTAGTGGGTCACCTTGGCAATGTCAGCGATGTAGGTGCGGCTGTTCTTGTCGATGGTGGAGTAGTTGCGCAGCTGGTAAGCATCCTTGGTCGGGGTGACAACATTGCCGGTGCTGCGGAAACCGTACATGCAGACATACAGAGGAACGGTAGCCTTGACATTGACATGGTTGACAGTAGCGACGGTGATGTCGTACTCAACGCGACCGTCATCGGTGGCGACGCCCGGGTGCTCTTCCTCCGTCGGAGGAGTCTCAGGGGGAATCTCGGAATTGTTGTCCAGGTAGATGTAGAACTGGGTGCTCATGGTGGGGTCTTCGTTGGTAGCAGTGTCAACACCGTTTGCCTTGGTGTCGTCGCTGACCTTAGCCTCATCAGCAGTACCGTGGTTCCAGTTCACCTTGCCGTTTGCCTCCTGGCAATCAGCAATCTTGACGAAGTGCTCCAGCTTGCTGCCATCGCTCTTGGTGGTGGTGTAGATGCCGTACTCGCCAACGGTGTTGTAGGAACTGCCCATGATGTAGGCGGCAGGGATGGCCTTGAAGCCAGCGGTGTCCTGGTCGGCGTAGGTGACGGAACCGTCATCGTTCACCTTGTAGAAGGACTTGGTGCCGATGCGGTACACGGGGGTAGAGTGCAGCATCGTCTCATCGTTGGGATGATTGGCGATGGAGCTGTTGTCAGCAGGCTGCTGGAAATCCTCAGCGGCGAATGCCGTGATAGGGGCCATGCAGCTGGCGGCCATTGCCATGCCAAGAACGGCGCTGGCAACACGCTTAAAACTTTTCATCGGAAAAGCTCCTTTCAAAGAAAAAGATTTGTTGTTATTTCCATTCATCCCATCCGATTTCTGTTCCTGCATACATCCATCATCAAGGAGGTTTGGCTTACCTTGCGAACCCCACCGCTGCATTCTGGATGCAACCATGAAGCTGTCCCTCACGGGGCGTTCGGTGTAGTTGCCCGCACCGAACCACTGATTCCATTATCCGCAGTTCGCAAGTATCCGCAAGCAAAAAACATCATCTTTTTTTTATATAAATTATCACGTCTTACACTATTTTAATCGAAAATTCTGTCCTACTATCGCGAATCTACCATGAATTTGTATTTTTGGGCGCTTCAAGCGGCTTGAATCCATTCAATCAGTTGTAAGCAAAAAGAGCAGGAACCAAAGTTCCTGCTCTATGAATTATTCAGCCGTCTTGCCAAGAATCAGGTCGTAGATACCGGGAACATCGTAAGGACTCACGATACGCGGAATCCTCTCTCCAGCCTTGGACGGCTTGAACTTGTCCGGCTGGTCCGACACGATGACATCTGCCTGCGCCCATTCGGTATCCTTGAGAAACTTGGCATACCGCATACCGAGCATTTCCTTGATGGAAAGGCTCTTCAGCTGCATAGCATAGGCGCAGACATCTACCGTAGGCTCATAGTCGGTGACGACATTACGGCAGGCAACACGGAGCTGGCCCACAGTCCTATCCACCGTGACAATCTCGCGGCTCAGCAGGTCAATGACAACTGCTACCAACTGCTCCGAATCCGTGGTCAGCGCAAAGCGGTCTTTCACCGTGGCAGGCTCGAACTGCTCGCCAGTCTCACCGTCACGAACCATCACGCCACAGAAGGCATTCTCCATCTCGGAGAACTTCTCACCGGAATAGGAGTTGACAGCAATAGCCGCGTAGCGAATCCCCTGCTGGAGACACTTCTTGATGTCGAAGTCCACATACTCGACAGCGCCATTTGGGCCACTGCTGCGGCGGTCGCCTGAATGAATCGCGTCAAAGCGTTCATCTTTCGGTGCGCCGTAATAGACAAAGCCCGCTTCCTGCTCACCGTAGAAGACTACAGAGAGGTCAAGGTCGATGCCATCCCACAGGTCAGGACCATCATATCCTTTCCAGAACAGGAAAGCACGCAACACGTTCCCATCGGGCAGCTTCGTCCGAGAACCGCAGGCCGTAGCACGCATAGCCGACGTGATTTGCCGAGGATTATCCGGGAAAATCAACTTGTTGCAGCGGCACTCCGGGTCGATATAGACGTTCTTGGGCTCTGCATCCTCTGCACGGAGAACCTGCCACAGCTGGTTGAAGATGTCACGAGCCATACGCTTGCACATAACATCAGAGATAGGCTCTACTTCCCTATCCAGAGTCTTAGAGGCAGCACCATTGGCTTTGCCCGTAGCCAACTGAACCGAGTTGTTGCGGTTACGGAAATGGTTAATGAGCTGGATAAGCACACGGGGCTCGACGCTCTTGCATACCGAGATGAATCGGAAGAGCACATCCTCCTGTTGGCGGTCATCGGAGCAGTTGCGAATTGCAAAGTCCAGATAGCGAGCGAACATGCCGGGGCGCAGCATGAGGTGTGCGGTGAGCAGGTCCATGTTGACAGGCTTCTTCAGGAGTTCCTGCAACTTGGAGTTGTAGGTCTCGATACGGATGCCGTTGCGGACCTTGTCGAAGATAGCCTTGTCCTCCGGGAACCACTTGGCATACTCGCCCGGATGCAGCTTCTCGCCCAGGCGCTTGAACTCCTCAGGACGCAGCGCGAATCCCTCATTCTTCTCCACATGTTCCAAGAGGTACAGCAGTTCACGGCGCTCGGCACGCTTAAAGCTGCGGAAACGCGGCGCTTTGGAGAGACTCACATCCTGGTCACTCATCGCAGCAGCCAGGCGCAGCACATCCGTGGAGCTCTTGAAATCAAGGAAGCAAGGCTGACCACGCCAGTCGGGACGGCCGATAAGGAAAGCTGCGTACAACGCCAGGTTTTCCTTGCACGGAATGTGCTTATCCTTCATCATCGGTGCCAGATGGTCAAGGAATTCATCCCCGCCCCGCGTCAGAAGGTCCTTGATAGTCTCCTGCTCGTCACGGGACATGGGGCTGTTGTTCGTGAGGCTCTGTGCCACATAGCGGTAGATTTCATCGGCATCGCAAGCCGGAATCTGCTTAGGAACAGGCAGGGTGTCTCTATCCAGTTCTTTACAGAACTTGGACGGGTCGAAATCCGGCTGCCACTGGCCGAGGGTCAGGTAGTTGAGCAGGTTGACAACATACAGGTCAACGAGGTCAGCTTCAATCGCGTCATCCGGGAAGTTGGGCCAGATGGGCGAAGTCTGAGAGATGGCCTTAGCATCCTCCGTGATGTAGCCATACAGAGCAGACCAGGTAGCGAGAAAATCAGCATGGGTTGCCTTGTAGCAGGCCATAAACAGTTCATACGACATGATGTAGCCGTACTCCATCAGCTTCATGTTAGCAGAGCAGACATATCGCGGTTCTACAGTCCTCTCCCCTTCCTTGGCGGGTGCAGGCGGCACAATACCACGGTGGTGGGCAAAGGTGACGCGGTTCATATCGAGAACAGTAAGCATAAGATACCTCCTGAGAAAACAAAAAGCCCGCATCGAGACGATTCTCGACACGGGTAGTAGTTAAGACACATTTAAGATACGGAGAGCTTGCTCGCTACGGTGGTTGGAGTCAGCCACCCGGTCAATGCCGGATGCTGGCTTCATAAATATTTTGTAGAAGGAAGCGAGTAAATAGCCGTATTGTGATGCGCTTAGAATACCGTGACGGAGAGCAAAACCACGACAAAGTTTCAAAATCTTTTATTCTAAAAGAAGGATGTGGTTTTATAGCCATACACAGTTACTCAAGAAAAGTGATTGATGCCATATCTTGAGTGAATAGATACATTTTACCACAATATATAGTTATTTGCAAGGGGGCGGGCCACAACAAATTGTTGCATATCTGTAAATTGTATAGCAATATTCGTTATGACTTTTTGAGGTTGTGAAAAGGTTGATTAGGCAGCCATCAAGCTCACATTTTCGTCTGGCCGACTCTCTGCCATACTGCTATCCGTTGTATGCGAGAAACTTTCGTCCAATTCTGAATTTTCCAAAGTGGAAGATATACCATCGGTTGACTGTAAGTCCATTTTGTCTGTATTAGGAGTTTTGCCAGTTTCAGCTTCTCTTGCGAGCGCTTCTGATTCGTTTTCTACTTCGGAAGTCACTATATCAGAATTGACAGTCGCTTCATTATCCGGTGCAATTTCATCATCAATTACCAAGCTCGGTGCTGTTCGATAAAGCGAGTCTCCTGCTCAGTGTTGTCTTTTCCATTGTCAATCGTGCCATCGAACGGCTCGCCATCTGCAATGGTGATTTCGCTGGACGCAGCGGGTACATTCGCGACCCCGTCAGTATTAGAGCCCTTGCCAAAACGCCAGTGCCAACGAGGATACCTCCGACAACAGCCAGCAAAGCAATAGCTGCGATGATGATAATGAGGAACAACGGAATAGCTGCTTTTGTCCTTTTATTATCGGCAGTTCGCACATTTCGACAAGGTCAAAACCTATGTTATTTGGGGTAATACAGCAAATTTGAGCATTTTTGTGAAATATGTATGAAAGCCAAATCCTCAATTGTGCTTTTTAGACAACAAAAAAGCGGTCCCACCCCATCTCTGGAGCGAGACCGCTGAGTTTATATGATGAGCACTGTAAGGTGAACAGTGCTATTCGTTTTAGAAAAGCGAAAGCTGCTCACCATCATCTTTCGACAATTTAGAAGCATCTTTGCTGCGTTTGGCCTTATGCTTAGTAGTATGATGTTCGTCATCATCCACCGCAGTCAGGTCGAAAGGAGCTGCCACCACGGCACGAACCGAGCTGTCCGTCACCTCAATGGCATGCTCAAGAATCGGCATGACTTTCCGCCACTGCCACTCCTGCAAGTCAACGCCCGGCGTTGCAACAATCACTGTCGCGTTCGCCAGCTGACCTTTCAGAGCAGCTTGCAGAAAACAACCGTATAAGTAGCCAAAGTGAATATCGTTCCCAAAACTATCGGCATCTATCATGCGGCAAATCATATCGGCCGCAATGCTGTTTTCATCCTTGCCAGGACAATACAGCACATGTCCGAGTCTGAGGCGATGTTCCTTTGCATTCTCCAAATAGCGTTCCTTCGCATCAGGAAACCGAGTTGCAAATTTGTCGAGACCCGTTCCAGCCCAGACACCCGTTTCGCTGCATAAGCAGCAATAGATTTTACGTCCAGGGATACTAACAGGAAGCGTTTTGGAGTATTTGTATTCTACTGCCATTCTGAATCACCTTAGTCCAGATGGCGGTAGTAGCTGATGTCGTACCCGAAGGTGTCCTTCACGAGCTGGCGGACCAGGTCGCCACCATAGCTCTGTACCGTAACACTCTGGTCAGCAATCGGCATATCGATGTCCATAAAGATACGGCCTTTACCGCTGTCGCGCAGCAGGTCGAACTTATGAGCCAGCTCCGTGCCGGGCGTCGGAACCCAGTTGAGCCAGCCGCAGTCGAACATCTTAGCTTCGTCCTTATGGACATTCTGTGCATCGAGAATTGCATCGCGCGTTCCGACCTCGTGCAGGAGGATGTTGATGTTTTTGTAAACCTCTTCCATCTCTTCCTGCGCTTTACGAAGACCTTCAGGCCCTGCTTCACGAATCTCACGTGCAGAACGCATCTTGGCAGCCACAGCACCGTTCGGGTTGACATGTTTGAGAATGCCGTTGATTTCCGGGATGCGCAAGTCAGAGTCAAGAATCATCTCGCAGCCATAACTCTCAACGAGTCTGTTCTGGAAGACCGGCAGCGCAATGCCCCAGCCGTTCACTGAGAGATTCTTCTGGTTTGAGCTGAACCGGGTCAGCGTAGGGCAATCGAGATTGACCCACTCCTGAACAAAGCCTTTGGCCCGAGACAGGTCTGTGCAGCGGCGGGTGGCGTTTGCGGAGGAGAACTCGTACCAAACGACTTCTTCCTCATTGGCATAGCGTACATTGCCAACCGGCGGGGCCTTGAGGTCTTTGCCCCGAATCATCTGCATGCCATCAAGGTCGTTGGCTTCCAGAAAGGCAGCCAGCACCCAAGGGCTGACGGCCACCGTGTAGCCTTTCCCCTCTTCGTACTTGGACGCAGGCTTGATGCTGCGCATGTCTCTTTTGTACGCCTTGAGCGGCGTGTTTATCGGATTCCAGTTATCGTCAAACGTCTTGACGAATGCCTTTGGTCCGTTGTTGGTATTAGCAAATTTGATTTCTGCTTTCATCGTTTTTATCCTCTCTTGCCGTTAATCCGGCATCGTATCGACCTGGACAGTTCTCTCTTCCGTTACGGCCTCAAAAGCGGAGGCGTGTAGACCTCGGTAGGTAAGGAGGCAAGAGTCTCCATGTCGCCGTCCGTATCCCATTTGATATTTTGGATAAGCATAGCTCACACCTCCGCGTAATCACTTGTATCAATAGCATCGATGCTGGCTGCTTCGATAAGGCTACGAATCCACTTTTCTACGCGATTACTGTAGGCAGCGCCATTGAGATACCTTTCGACAATGCGAGCAGACCGTGCGCACTTGAACTGCACATAGTCATTTGTAGCAGCATCATCTTCAAACGGAACGAAGACAGCCAACTCGTGACCATCCACATCCGTATTGATGCCGACCAGCACCTTGAGGCCGGTGCAGAGTGATACGTTTTCAGTCTGCTTCAACCTCTTACCGATGTCATTGATAATTGCCTGAGCAAGGCACGGCAGAGCGGCACCAAACACATTCATCACGGTATTATCCGGAACCTCAAGATGGAACCCGGAAGCTGTCTCCATGACCCAGTCCTCGTCGTACAGGATGTCGAGCAGTAAACCACATCGACTATTCATGGTGACGACACGCTCAGAGAAGCCACAGTCCGTATTCAGGGCATTGTACACAGCCGCCACAATTGGAGGAAGGTCCTTTTCGCTGCGGTGTGCCAGGGCTGAATCGCCCGGAAGGAAAATGTCACCGTTGATGTTGGTCCAGTAGTAGATGTTTTTGATATTGCTCATATTGATGATTTCGTTCATGGTTAGACCCTCCAAAATCAGTAGTGGGTGAAGTTGTCGGAGCTTTTGGCATAAGACTCGTACAACTCGTCAAATTTCTTGACAGACATGTACTTGAACTTTTCCATCAGCAGTTCGGGAAGCCGATATTCAGGCTCCCGGCTCACCGTTTTTTTGTCCAGCACAGTAAGGAGAACATCCAGGTCGGCAGAAGCGAGATATTCAGCCAATACGCCCTGTTTCAGATAACGGTAAGCATCATCCAGGGTTTTGGCATCCTTATCAGGGCACTTCCAGTAGAAATCAGGCAGCGCGTGTACTTTGCAAGCCTTTTTCAAAGCCTCAAAGACCCGGCCGCCGGGCTCCAGGCCGCACTCGCATTCATCATCCAGCAGAATGGCTTCATATTCATACTCTTCGTCGTTTTCGCCATGCAGAACCACATCGCATTCGCCGATTTCATCGTCATCTGCGATAGCACCGCAGATTTCGACGTCAAAGACCCGGTGGCTGCACAGGTCAACCTTGCAATGAGAGTCAAGGTAAGCGCCCGATGCACAGTAACGCCTGAACATGGCGTCAACGACCTTCGTCTCAGGTTCCTTCTCTGCCTGGCGGAATTCTTTGAAGCCACGCAGATTCATGGCAACCGAGACACCGTTGGGGTTGACCGCAAAAACATCCTGAACAATGTGGCCTTCGCGGTCCAAGCGTACAATCGCTCGGCACAGCTCTATTGCCTCGTTGTCATCCTTCGTCACCGCAATCCAGCGGTAGTCTTTTTGGTCCAGCCGAACCTGGTAGAGAGATACATTGGTCATGTCATACACAGTAGTCATAAGAAATACACTCCTTCTTGTTATTTTTTGTTAGTTGCGTTTTTGTCAGTTTTCTTGGCGTATTCAGCCTGCAAGGCTTCCTGCCGTTCACGTTCTTTTGCTTTCTCTTCTGCAGACTCTTTACCGGCAAAATAAGCCACCGCACAGGCAGCAATCGCATAAAGGAACATGTAGGTATCAACCTTGCGGACCTGTATTGCGCCATACTCAAGCAGCTCTAAGAGCCGCCAAACAGTACCCATCGATACAATGAGTGCGAACAATATGTGTTTTTTCGTCATTGAATTCCTCACTTTCATTTCTCCAGCAATCAAAAAAGCAGACCCACCCGAAGATGAGTCTGCTTTAAGAAACCAGATTGTTAATGCACGTAAGACCAAAGCCTTTCGGATAAATGGTATCTATCGTACAAGTATCATTGTATCCGCTTCGCATATTCGTGCAAGAGATTCTCACTCAAATCGTAGCTGCTATATTGAGCAGAATTTCCTGGAGTTTCGTGCTGCGTTGATAGGACATTGGCTCAATCGTGAAATTTACTTCATGGGGATTGCTAAGCACGCCATCCTCCAACTTGCAAATGTCACACCACAATCTGAATTCGTCGTTTTCCTTCGTGATTTTGAAGATTTGCGTTACCACATAGCGCGTCTCTTCGCTTGACTTGTGGCAGACCACTAGCAAGCACCGCTGGTCATAAAGAATGTCGGCCGACTCCAGCTTTGCTTTCACGATATACTGCACACCATTCACGAGCATAGCCACCGCCAGAGCAATGCAGTATATGGACCCTGCAATACCGGAAAGGTTAGCTATCACACCAAGAACATAGTCGGATTGGTATGCAAGCACCACAACCCAACCGAGGAGAAGACCGATACCATACGTGAGATACCAGATAAATTCATAGGCAGGTTTTGCCATTACAAAAAAAAGCACAGTAAAGCAAAAGCAGATGATGGCCTTTTCATTACGGCGTGTACCTTTAATACGGCAAAAGTAGGTGTCTTGTTGGGCATTTGCAGCCACCGGAACCAGCTGGTTCATCAGCGTATCTCCTTTCTATGGGTATCATGCAATAAACATTTCTTGGAGTACATCGGCACTCGTTGCCAGGAACTTGTATTTGTGTTCGCCTACTGTTGTTATGAATGGCACGTATCCAGTCTTCGAATCACTGATATTCCCATACTTGAGCGTTAACCCATTCGGTAAGGTTGCGGTCTTTTCGAGAATAGAAGTATCAATCGTTTGTTTGAACTCGGAAACGAGCACAGTATCCTCACCTTTTTGCAGCTGCATATAGTTGCCGTCTGTCTCAAAGGCTACATCTTTGGAAAGGGTCTCTCCGAACAGGGTGATTTGAGGGATAATACTGGATACCGTAACATCAGAGAGCAGCTGTTTAATGGCTTCGGTCTGTTCTGACTGTTGTCCCTCATTCAGCGGGGCGGTGATAGTCAGATAGATACCATCGGCCACGCTCCGTGCGCCTGAAAGAACCGTCTCTTCGCCGTTCTGGAATGTGGCAATAGAGTCACTGGCCTTACCCTTTACGAGTGCCAAACGGTACTCCCCAGCTTCTGCTACAGAGCCACCCAAACGATATGTAACGGAACTTGCTGCCCCGAAATTTTTTGCAGGCACATAAACCTGTACTTCATTCAGAGCCAACGGAAGATAGGAGTCTTCCGTCAACTGGACGCCATCCGCGCCTTCTACAAAATTTATGGCAGGGGCAAAGTCTACTGCAACTGCTGACTCTGCTGTTTCGGCCGACTCGGTCGTTGCGGCATCAGGAAATGAAAGGTCATCGAACAGCTGTGCATAGCCGACCGTTTTCTGCAGCTCTTGGAGTTTGCGGTTCATCCGTGCGGCATCAAACATAGCAAACACGAGCATAACACCCATGACTACCAAAGAAATAACCGCAAGGCGTTTCATTTTGTTTTTGTTGTTCATCGTTTCATCTCCAGAACGTAATCGTTACATCGTGATAATTTGCGCCGTTACAGGTATACATCAAGATGCCGCCAGCAGTCGTAGCGCTCGTGCCATCCGCATAGAGCAAGTCGTAATCATTGTTGATGCCCTTGCTGATGCCGGTACAGGTGAGCGTTTCAATCGAACCGCCTTTGTAGATATAGGCTTTTGTACCCGCGTGGCAGCTCTTGATTCTGGTAAAGCCTTGATTCCAATGGTCTGCTACCAGCATCGAGTTGCCAAACGGGAAGAATGCTGCACTGTCTACTGCATCTACCAGACTTTGTGCGCTGCCGTTGAATAGTGCCACATTGACGCCGACCGACGGTATCACCAAGCGACCGTACATACCGGGTCTGCGCTGCATTTCTGCCTTCACCGATTCATTCAATACTTCGCCGGGACTTTGTTTGAGTTTTTTATCACAAAGAGTCGAGAGTTCTTTTGCATCTGCTGCGTAGCTCTCATTTGAGAAGGATGCCATTACAATTTGTGCATCCGTTCTTGTCAAAACGTCCGATACAGATGCGCGGAACGGCTGGTCCCTCACTGTCATGCGCGTCATTTGCACATTCTGCATCAACATGTCTGTTTGACTACTTAGTTGCTCTATACCAGCCTTCATTTTCAAGTTTGAGAAGACAAGGCTTAGGGTGCATAACCATAGAAGGCATAAAAACGCAGCTTTTATTACTCGTTTCAAGATAATTTGTGCTCCTTCGCCAAGAGTAGAAGTTTCAAAACAACTTTTATTCTATGCGATTCGCACGATTCATCAATACAGTATCGGGCCAGGCATCAGCATCACCTGCTGCACAATGTTGATGCAAGAAATCGTGATGACCGCAATCGCCAAAGCGCCAAGAATCATCATAATCCAGTTGAATTTCATAGCTTTTCCTCCAACAAATAAAAGAGGCCCGATGACTCGGACCTCTCGGTTTTATTTATCGTAGCTCTCTACGCATAGACTGATATACCTTTTGCCGTTGGGGCTTTCATACGGCTGAACACCGACATTGACATTCGAGGTTCCGGTGCCATCCTTGCTCTTGATAGTAGCCTTTACAGTTTTCCCGGAAAGGAGCGCTTTGGCCGCTTTGGCATCAATTTTCATCTCATTACTATAGAGCTTCGAATCTTTCCAGAGCGCCGCCTTACAGGAGTTGTCTGTACAAGTAAAGGCCTTGGCCGTTTCTGCCACATCACTGCCGCAGAACGGACATTTACCAACCACTTTACCGGACGCACCACCGTGGTCAAACTCCAGATGATATTCGGGTCGTTCCCCAGAAAAGTCCACATTCAGGATGCAATCGTATTTCTTGCCCGTCTTGGCGCTGGTGCAGCCTTTGAGCGGAGCTTTTCCTTTCGTGAGCAAAGACATGGCGATGGTCTTGGTCATCTTTTTGCCCAGCTTGTCGAGGATTTTACTGTCTTTCCAGATAGTCACGCAGCAGCGTTTATCATCCGCATCCTTGCCGATGCAGGACCATGTCTTTTGCGTTTCGACCACGCTGTTGCCACATTTCGGGCACTTGCAGACAACCGGCAGATTGCCGACCTTGCCTCCTGCAGTCGGAGACGTTTCGATGGTCACATTCTTTGCCATGATTTCTTCGAGTGTTTTCTTGGTAAACTCTAAGACCTCGATGCGGGTCAGGTTGCCATCCTTGATGAAGTGCAGCTGCTTAGACAGGTTTATCGTAACAGGAACGTCCAGCACAATGCCCAGCTTCTCCATAATGTCTACCAGCTGGAACCCGGCGGGCTCACCATAGTAGACACCCTTCTTGAGGGAGATATACTGGCTCTTGACGCAGCGGTCTACCGTATCGGCGCGGGTCGCCTCAGTACAGATGGTGGCATCGGAAAGGATTTCTTTCCATTCCTCGTCGGAATATTCTGCATCCTCTTTTTCAGCGCCACGCATCGGCGCTACCATCCAGTTATTGAGGGATTCGACCGTATACCGTTTCGGGGGAGTGGTCATCTTCCCTACCAGCTGGAAGTTTATATTGATTGCATCACCCTTGTTTAGCTTCGGCAGCATCTTGTCGCCGCTCGACGGCTTCTCGAATTTACGCCAGCCGGGTGTGACCTGCACATCTCCTTTAAGGGTAAAGTCTTCATCGTAGCAATGGATAACAATGGTAGTGCGGTCTACCGTACAATCTTCTTCGCAGAATACGGCACAGAAGCGGTTCAGGATGCACTCGTAAACAGTCTTCTGAGCGCCACTCAAAGTGCCGGGCCATTTGCCGGTCGGAGTAATGGCGGAGTGGGCTTCGATTTTACTGTCATCATAGATGCTTTTGCTTTTCGGCTTATTGATAAGACCTGTGATGCCATTTTGCGCCAGCCCCTTGATAGCTGCATCTACTTTGACGACCTCATTCGTCGCGAGGTAGCTGCTGTTTGTTCTGGGGTAAGTAACGTAGCCGCCCTCGTAAAGAGTCTGCGTTGCAGCAAGTACATCCGCCGGAGACAAGGTTTTATCAGCTTTGCAAGCAAAGCTCTGTAAATCACTCATGGAAAAGAGCTTGCCGGGGTTCACGGCCTTACGTTCTGTCTTAACACTTGTGACCGTTGCGCCTGCCTTATTGAAAGCGTCCGCCAGGGCCTGTGCTTCAGCTTCATGCCCCTCCTCAAACGTCCGCTTGCTGGTCAGCTCAATGGTTTCGCCGTTCGTCTCTTCCTTACTGGAGACAGCAGAATAAGGCTTGGGTACGAAGTCCTTGATAGCCTTCTCCCGCTCCACGATATGCGCAACAATGGGGCATACGCAGCGGCCGATACGAATGAATTGATGGGCCTTGATGGAAGCGTAGCGAGTCAGTTCAATACCCAGCAACCAGTCCATCTCGCTTCGAGCTTCGGCCGAAGAGGAGAAGTTCACATACCCCGTGTTGGGTTTTGCCGTTTCAAACGCCTGTTTGATAGTTTTGTTGGTCGTGTCCGGCAACCAAAGGCGGTAGATGGTCTTTTGCGTTTTCAGACCATGTTCGATGATTTCATCGACCAGTCTTTGCCCTTCACGGTCCGGGTCACCGGCATTATAAATCACGTCCACGTCTTTGCGATTCATCAAGCTGTTAATGACACGAATCAGTCCTTTGACCTTTTCCTTGCCCTCATACTGAAACTCCCAGTCATCGGGAAAGAACGGCAGACGGTCCATAGACCAGCCAGGCTTCTTTTCCGGGTCATAACCAGGGAAATACGCATCGAGGTCAATAAGCTCATACAGGTGCCCCACAGAGGATGCAACGATATAGTTGTCACTCTCCAGCCACGTATTTCTATCTTTACCCTGCCGCTCGAACTTTTCGTTTTTCCACCACTGCAAGGCGGATACGATGCTGCGTCCAAGCGAAGGTTTTTCTGCAATAATCAGTGCTTTTGCCAAGGTTCACACCTCCTGTGTTCAAGCAATGATAGCATGATTCGCAATTTTTTTGTAGACCCAATCGCGATTTGCCAAAACATTGGTCCACCGCTTTGGAACATTCTGAACTCCGTAATAAATACCCGCAAGGCCACCGGCCAGTGCAGCGCTCATAGAAGTATTTCCACCGAGTTTGATAGCGTAGAGTACAGTGTCTTCGTAGTTCTTGCCGCTAGTGAAAGCAGCAAGGGAAGCAATAAGGGTCGATGCACTTGTCCCGTCAAACTCCCAGTGTTGTGCGGCTTTCACGGGGTCTTTGAGCGAATCAAGCACCGGGTCCAAGGATGTAAGCAGATATTTCGTACCAAGAGTGTCGATGGCTTCCTGGACAGCCCAGTGCTTATCGCGTTCTCCCAACATAAGCCGCCTGGCGACAGCGAGATAAAGACAAGCGAGAAGGACTTGTTGGTCTTTGGCATCTGTCAGTCCCGAAATCATCACAGCAGCAGAAAACATTTTGTCTTCGCTGATGGAAAGAAATGCAAGTGGGAAAACCCGGCTGAAGTTGCCGCAGTCGTCTGTATGGTTATGATTCATACCACAAAGGGTGGCAGCCTTCCCCCGCCCATATAGCTCACAGCTTTCAAGGACACTTGCAGGCGAGTTGATGTGTTCGCCCGTTGCTGTAAACTTACAGCTATCCATCCAGGAACAGTAATTTTGCATCAGAGCGTCGGGGTTCAAGATAAGATTGTAGTCGTAAAGACTCTGCATTGTAGCAAAGAGCAAGGCGGAGTTATCCGACCAGGTTCCGGGAGGCTGGAAATGTTGCTTATACCCGATAAGTTCTGGTTTTTTGTTCTGGAGGTTTGCCAGCTCCTCACGCCGCATTCCATCGAAGGGCAGCCCGGCGGCGTCGCCCACCACAAAGCCGAGGATTCCTGCCCACAAAAAATCTTTGTAGTCAGACGGAGGTTCGTAATCGCGAAAGAAGTTGATATTTGAAAAGATAGACATGATATGTACCTGCCGAGAATTACAGAGTATCGAAGCGCGGGATGGAGATGCTGACAACACCGTTGTCATCCATTTTCAGCGACAGGCTCTTAAACAGCCGTTCTTTGAATGCCTTCTGCTCCTGCTCCGACATAGAGATGCAGGTTGAGGCCAGGACGTTGGAAAGCATCGTATTGAGGTTTAGACCGTAGGTCAGGGCGTGCTGCTTGACGTAGTTGTCACACTCAAGGCTCACAACATCTTCGCGGAGCTTCTTGCTTGCTTCCGAATGATAGAAACGGTCAATGAAGCAGTACGGAACATCATTTTCCTTCAGATGGTCGAGCATCGCGTTGCTTGTCTTCTCGTGCTCAAACATCACGAAGAACCGAGCCGTTGTGAGGTTGCGAATCAGTGCCCAGTAATCGGAATCACTGGAGAACAAAAGAAAGCTGTCCGCCTGGCCGACATAGTGTTCCTGACAGCAGCGAACGATGAGGTTTGCATCCACCACACTCTTGACACCCAGCACACGCTCCGTCATGCAATGGTCGATGGTCGCATCCGTATAGCGGTCAATGAGCCGCCAGATGGACGATGCGTTCACATCATCGAACAGGATGATTTTCTGGATTTTGGGCAGAGCTTCCGGCGAGAGGCTCTGGAGCAGAGCATAGAACTTCAGGGGATTGCAGTTCTCGCAATCAACCAAAGCAACGGTCTTCTGGCTCTGTGCCAAGAACCGCTCGATGTTCTGCTGCGTGAACTTATTTTCCTGGCGGACTTTGCTCACATCAGAAAAGTCCGTTTTGTTCTGCTGATACAGCCGGTTCAGGAACTTTTCGTCGTTACAGAGGATATTCCCGTAATCTTCGATACTAAAATTCCATTTGAGATACATGCCGAACGGATACCGGTCCATCGTAGCAACAAATTGCTGGCAGATTTTGCATTGCAGCTTGTCCTGCTCCACAACCGGGAACTGAAACAGCTTTTCGATATATTCCCACATAACCCAGTCGGGAAAAAACTTGGCGCAGGCAATGATACGCTTGCGGATTTCCCGCGCAATCATTGGCCGATACTTGTTCACGGTAAAATTGGCATTGATGATGTCAACGTCCGAGTCCTGAAGGATTTTGATGGCGTCTTCCGTTTCCTCGATGGCATCAAGGTTTTTGACGTTGGTCTTCATTTCGCCTTGAATCTTGGAAAAATGCCGGTTCAGCATCGTATAGATGTGGCAGAGGTTCCGCACAATGCGGGCATCCTGCTCAGCTTCAAGGCTGTCATAATATTCCAGCTGCAACTTGCCGTCTTCAAAGAACTGGCGCGGAACGCCAATCAGGTATCCGACTTTCGATACGATTTCCTTACTCTTGATGAACATTTTATCATCTTCCGTGAGCATATATTTTCTGCCAGGGGAAGCACATTTACACATTTTGTATCACTCCTTGATTTTGCGTAGGCACGCTTTATTTGTAAACAAATTTGTATAAAGAAGCCCGGCATTGAGTCGCCGGGCAGGGGTTATCTGAACTTTTCGTTGATTTCTTCGGCCGTTGCGGGGCGCGGGTCGCGCATTTTGGAAATGATGTAGGGGCTACAGAACTCATTCAGCCAATCCACATCGTTGCGGTCCACCTGGCTGAACTTCTGGCAGAGAACATGAACATGGACACCTGCTTTCATAGCGGCCTTGAGAAGTTCCCTACGACCATTGAAGATGTCGTGACGGCACTGGTCATAGAAGAGAAACACCATCGGACGGTTGTTCTGGAATTCTTCGCTCTCTGCGTTTTCGTGCATCATCTGCGGAGTGCCGAGGTTGGCAATGTCAATTGCCTTGCCGATTGCCTCACCCGCCCCATCCTGAAGAGCGAAGAGCAGCCGCCCATGCGGGGCATTCCCGTACTTGGAGCGAACCATGCGGCAGATACGGTCAAACTCCTGGTCGAAACCGATGTAAAGAACCACGTTGTTCGGGTCACGCAAGCAATCGACCGCTTCTCTCGCGGCCCACAGAGTCTTGCCAGCACCCGGACGACCAGCAATTACGCTGATACGGTTGTCAATGTTCATAGATATGCCTCCTTACTCTGCATCCGGCTCCTTCTCGGCGTCGGGCTGCGCAGGCTCTTTTTTGGCATCTTCAGCGGGAACATTCGCTGCCTTGTCGGTGGCTTCATCCTGCTTGGCGGCCTGGGCGTCTTCCTTTTTCGGTTCGTCCTTGTGGGCATGAACTTCGATGACAACGATGGCAGGCATCTGGGGCTCGCCCTCGTCCTCCTCATCATCGTCTTCATCTTCGTCCAGTTCTTCGGCCTTTTTGCGGCAGTAGTCGCGGGCCTTGCGCAGGTCTTTCTCCAAATCGAAATCATCGTCATCGGCCGTCGTGACCGCACAATGACCAATGACTGCGCCCAGCGCAATCGCACCAACGGTAACAGCACCAATAGCTGCCAGAATATTCTTAATCATGGTTTTCTCCTTTTCTTGGTAGGGGGTAAATGTAAATGGCTTACATCTCTCATTTTACGGAATTCGCACGAATCCGCAATGAGGGTCAATCGCCGTACTTCTGAACCTTGCGGAATAAGAGCTTGTCGTGAACGTAACCGTACATTCCCCAAAGGGTAGTAGAGATAGAATCACGGCGAAGGTCCTCGGGAACCAAATTTGTAAACCGGTTGATAGCACCATGAAGTAACGGGTCTGAGCTGGTGTCAGCCTCCAGCAGGGAGTCGATGGTTTCCGGCATATCCTCGCGCAGAAAACTATAGATGTCCTTCCATTCGAGGTCTTCCGGCTTGCATCCTGTCATCATGTATGCACAACTCACCATCAGCACATCGCACAGCTTATTGATTTCGTAGGCATCATCCGATACAGAAGATGCCTGCAAGATAGTGGCAGCCATGTTATTGCAGGCGGCCAAAAGTTCCCGCTGAACCTCGAGCTTATCCGTCACGCCCGGAAATACATACACCGCCGGGTCTCGCCTATAGTATTCCTCAAGAGAACCCACGGGGATAGCCGTTTCAGGTGTTCCCCTTTTCCAAAGCCACAGCATCTTTTTCACCTTCTTCAAAGTCTTTGATGGATTCCAGCGCAAGGCGCTTTCTAAATCCGCCCTGCGTTGCATTGACATACTGAACAGTCCAGCCAAGGTCAGCTTCAGATAAGCGATATTCGCCAAGGAGCGTATGGCTCAAGTCTTCAATTTCTGCCAGGATGACGAGTACGGAAGTCGCAGATTCGTTCTCCGAAACCGTATCAATGAGTCGCTTGGATTCTTCGGCAATCTTTTCTGCCAATGCCCTGCGGTATTCTTCGTCATTGAGCTGGATAGTGTTAAAGAGACCATCCTCCGAAAACAATTCAGGGAACTTGTCCCTGACAAGGCCGCTGCGCTTCTTTGCCATTTGCCTTTTCCTCCTCGCTTTGCTTCGTGGCTTCCGCCACACGTTTTGCTTCCCGCTCTTTCCAGAACTTCTCCAGCTCAACTTTGGTGATGACTTTCAGGAAGACCTTGTCATTCTTGGCTTTCCGAATCATCTGCAAACTCTCCCAGTAGGTATCCGGCTCGATTTGGTTAAGCGAGTAGATGGGGAGCTTTTTTGTATCCCAGATGTAGGCGGCAACCATTGCTCTGATGAGTTCTCGTTCATCGAGAGACATGATGGAAGGCGCTTCATCCACCAGGACGCGAACAAGGGCCAGAGGCATAAAGATGGGATGGCCGACCTGATTGGGCTCAAAGTTGTAGTCCAACGACTGGACCACGAAATCAAGAGTCCGCCACGGCATCACCTCGTTGGCATCTCGAATGGGAAACTCTAACGCCTGCTGAGGGACAAACTCTGCCTTGACAATAGTAGCGTCTTCCGGCAGGTCCTTCTTGAGAGATTCGACCACGTTGTGCAGGGCCTCATCAGCGTCCTCGTCAGTAATCGGTTTATCCTGGCGGCATTTGACGACAAAGGTGTTGCAGGTGAAAGCATCACCACGCTTGGTAATAATACGGATGTAAAGCTGTTTCGGATTCAAATGGAGGTCTCCTTAGATGATTTATTTTTTTCAGATGATGGGTGTGAGGTTCTATTGACTTTTGTCTCAAAGGCAGTAGCCGGTTGGGCTTTATTCGCTCTGGAAAGAGCTTTGCCCATGATGACCACGAGGCTTGCTATGATAGCAGGTGCCGAGGCAAGCAGGACGGAAAGCCCCACTGCTTTGATGACCCATAACCCTAAGTCTATGGTAAAGTAGCTGAAGTGAGTCATGGCAACCATAAACGCAAAGATGCTGATAGAAACGATAGAACCCTTGATGTCTGCTCTGGAGGGGCAAGCATGGTAGGCTATCTGCCCCATCAGGAACAGGCACAGCCAGAAGGAGGGGCGCTGCATGCAAGACCAACCCAAGTGCTGCCACAGATACCAGGCAATGTAGCCAAAAGCACAGACGTTGAAGCTGCCAAGGATTCCGGGCGCTATACCTATCAGGGTCTTCTGTGCGGTCTGCATCAGGAAGAATCCGCGAGGGGTATAGTTGACGTAGCCGAGCACCTCTTCGCCTTCCTTGCGCCGGAAGTTGTAGAGCTGCACGCCATCGATGCGAGCACCGGTAATGAGCGCTACAAGCAGATGCGAGAATTCATGGTGGATGACACCCACGGCTGTCCATCGCGTATCATAGTGTTCGGCTGCCTTATCCCCAAATGCTTTATCAACGAACCACAGGCTGCCCACACGCCCTGCCCACTCCATTGCCAGGATAGCCAGAACCGTAAGGACCAGCGTTACACCACGATATAATTGCAGAAATTCAATGACACTACTCATGCCTTTGCTTCACCTCTTGACTTACACGCTGCTTATTGCAAGCCCCATAGCGGCGCAGGCAGCAGATTCTCATGCGATGAATGAAGAAGATGCCACGGAGCTTGACCCGGCGCTCTACGGCGTAGTCACAGGACCTGTCACACGCCGAGCACAGGCGGATATACTGGTACTTCGGCATGGCTCTTCTCCTTCGCTCGTCATGTCTATATTTTACCAAGAAACTGCTCCATTTGCCATCTTAGTGCCCCATGTGTTACATTTTGTCCATAATTAGGAAAGCCCGTAGTAGCGCTAAATCTTCCCAGCTGTACTCTCAGGTAGTTGCACATTCTGCAACCATGATGCACCGTGGGTAATACCTCAGGTGTTCCGTCTGCTCCACCGCTAAGGTCAAGGGAACAGGGGCATTGATGCTATGCCACGGCAGGAGTGAATGGTGCTATCCCCTACGCTGTGTCCCCCATAAGCACGGCGGGACCTATCCGCTATGCTATGCGCTGGATTCTACCCCACGCTGCGTCACAGCATGAGTGTTCTGTGCTGCATAGAAGCTATGCCTTAGCCGGATGGATAGGTTCCATCTGCTATGCTGCGTAGGGTCGGGCGGCAGGCAAAGGACTGCATCTCTCCTCTACTACTCTGTAACAACAGCCGCCGCCCTAAGAACGCACACAACCTGAATCTTATAGGCCATAAAACTTTCAAATCTGCGAAATATGCTTTTCCCCGTGGGCCTATAAGCGGCACGCACGGGTCGTTCCCTGCCAGATATTGACATATCCTCCCGGCCAGTCTGTATCGAGGAGCAAGTCCTTGATGGAATGGAATTTCGAGCGGGTTGTCTCTTGTTTGTATTTGGCGGCTACGCTCAAAGGCTCATTCTCGGCAGCTACGCTTCCATCCTTGACCCAGGACTCAGCCTTGAGCTTAGCAGCTACGCAATCGAGTCTGCGTTCAGCCTGCTCCATAGCGGTAGCGCATTTATCCTGAACAGTTGCATACGCCGCGTCGATTTCTGCCTGGAGTTCAGCCACCTTCTTATTGATGGCCTTAGTTGTCTTGTCGGTCGCTTCCCGCAACTGTTCTGCACTTGCCTCTACTTTCATTTTGAGGTAACGGTATACGGTCGCAATATGTACATCAAAAAGCTCTGCAATTTTCTTGGCGCTGTATCCGTTGCCCAAAAGAGTCTGCATTTCGAGGGCCTTCGCGTTGCGGCGTTCTGACTCGGCAGCCACGATATCAAAGCCGAGGCCCAATGCCTGCTTCTTGACGGTCGGGATGGATACTCCCAGCTCAGAAGCAATCTGTTTGATGGTCAGGCCATCATTGAACAGACTAATGATGCGGGCGTATTTATTCTGCTTTGCTTCACGGCGCTGCGCGGCTTCATATAGACGACGGTGGTGACTGATGCGGGTATCGGGAACGTCTCCGGCCATGATAAGGAAGCCGAGCATCGCGCGGTCCGCCTTAGAACTTGCGACGGGATAGCTGATACCGCCGTATGCGCGGATGTCTTTGCTGAAAGCGTCTGATTTTTGTTTAAGGCTCTTGAACTCAGCCGTAGGAATGCCCAAGGATTCGGCGATAGTATCGTCTTTGAAGGGGTGCTTCATCCAGTCGCAGATGTGTTGTACCTCACGCTCGGGCAGAGGCTTCACAAAGGTATGGTTAATAAGCTGTGCCTTATCATAAGACGCAGCTTGGTTATTGTCGCAGGTGGTAGAAAGTGCCACCATTAAGATTCTATGCCGATGTCCGATGGGGGTAGGATTCTTCTTGCACCACTCATAGCAGACATCAAAGCGTTTTTTGAGGAAATTGCTGTCGCCTTGTACGCGATAGCCTTTGCGCCCCATTCCCCACTCCATAAGACGGATGGGAAAGCGTGCTCTGGCCCAGGCCAACTTTTCTTCGGGCGTCTCGTTCCAGAAGTGTAAGACCGCCTGCTCAGGCTCGCTCTTCAGCTCAATCTCGAACGTCTCAGCAAGAGTCTTGAGGTCATGGTAGACATACTCAGCAGAGGGAGCGTAAGCCACATGGCAGAAGCGCCCGGCTTTCGGGTTATACGTGGCAGGCAGGCGCATGATATGGTTGATGCCCTGGACGCTGTTGTCTACCGATACATCAGCAAACTCTACGCCCCAGGATGAGACTTCCTCAGTCAGGATGGCGCGGATACGCTTATGAATCTCTTTGTAAAGAGCCTTCGATACATGGTCGTTAGGGTTGGCGGGTGTCAGAAACAGCCAGATAGCTGCACCACGGCCCGTGTTGACGATGAAGCCATCGGGAATCGTGTCAAAGTCCATCAGGTCCTGCAGTCTGGCACAAATGATAGCGGGCAGCTGCGGGTTGGAGTCCTCGGTATGGCAGTCAATGTCGAAGGCCATCGACACGAGCTGCGAAACACGATTCTCTATACGGATTCCTTTACGGCGCAGGCTGGAGGTGGGATAGAACGTGTTATTGGTCACATACACGCTCATGTCCTTGGACATATAAGTTTGGCGTCCAGTTTTCTCGGAAGTTTTTGTGATAAGATTAGCGACTTCATCAATCGTCTTGGAAGGGTCAAACTGGCGAATCGTTTTGACGGTCTGGCCCTCATATTTCGTGCTGAACTGGAACACGCCCTCTGCGCCGCAATCACGCATCGCGTTATAGAAGCGCTGGTCGTTCTCCGTGATGGTGATATGCCACTTCCCGGCGGGAACTTTGTTATTCTGTTTTACAGGAGTCTCCCACTTTTTGAACGGCAAATATTCCATCCCAAGTTCCTTTATACTGTATGTTGTTGAATATCGCGCATCAAACTACAAGATGCGCTGACTGGTATTTTTCATGGTATGCAGTTCGCACGTTTCCGCAAGAAGGCTCAGCAAACACCATTCGTCAAAATAGACAAAAATTCAAAGTGATTGCAATTTGCACTTTTTGCAACCATGATTCGTAAAGCTGATTCTGCGCTATAGGGCAAAATAGGGCATTTTATGCCATGAAACGCAATGCAAAACGGTGACATTGAGAACGAATTTTGGCAAAATGCCGAAAATAAAAAAGCCCCACGGCATAAGCCGAAGGGCGGAAGGATAGGTTATTGCGGCGTGAAGATGACATAATAGTCATTTTCGATGGTCTTTTCCCAACCGGGGAGCACTTCCATGAACTCGATGGCAGGAGCGTTTGATTCCTTGCTCAGAAGTACCGCATCGAAATCCCACTTGGAAAGTGCATCTCTATAGGTGGTATCCGTGGTGCCGGAGGAGAAGGCTAACTGAATGGACGCATCCAGAGCATCTTCCGGGAACAAGTCTGCGCGGCTGTCGCAGAACGACTGGAAGCCGTGGTAGATGGCATAGCCACCGTCATTGTAGGAAGTATACATTCGCTGTGGATTGAGGGCATGCAGCAGCTCAACGAATTCTGCATCCATCTTATCCCCTGTCTTTTCGGGATTGGTAGCAATGAAAGGTGCATAGATACAGCAAGCAACCACAAGTGCAGCAGAAGTCACGATTGTCCAGAATTTGGACTTGCCGGTGAATCCCATTGTGAAGCGGCCGCCGTTCTTCCACATCCGATTTTCTTGCTCTTTCATCATCACAGAGAGGAATCGGAAGATAAGGGGTATCATAACGACAAGCAGATAGCTGCGAATCCGCACATATCGGGAAGTAAGGAGCAAGCAACAAAGAATTGGGAGAAACTCAGTAAGACGAATCTTTGTGCGAGACGCTACAATTACAAAGAGAAAAGCAATGCAGAAAAAGACTACAGGGTCAGCCAGGGCACTCGGCTGCCATTCAGAAACATACCGCTTTGTGGCTTCGTTGTTCGTGATGAAGAAGTAATAGTAGAGTTTGAAGCCGTAAGGATTCAAAAGTCCGGCCAGCATGTTCACGACAAGGAGCGAACCCATCTTGCGGGCTCTTGCAGTAGGCTGTTCTCGTTCGTTCACAAGACCAAAAGTATTGACATCCGGCAAGAAGCTCATTGCAACAAAGAGCGTATTGAAGGCGAACAGGATGGGCAAAGAGCCACCGTGAATGTTGGCCCACAAAATAGCTACAACAGGCAGAAGTCTGTACTTCTTTGACTCCGGGTTGCGGTATCCGTCATTGAGCAGATAAAATGAGATAGCAAACAGCAAGATGCCAATGTTCATGGGCCGCCCGCCCCATGTCATCAATGCGGTAACGAGGCACACGAACAGGCAGTTCTCAAACGGGTCGTTAAGTTCTTTTCCCCAAGCGAGGTCCACAAAAAGTGCGTAAGCAAAGGCAGATAGGAAAACAAATATGAGTTGCCCATACATAGGGTTCGAGTTAATAAGAGACAGCTTGTAAAGAATGATACTGCCGAGCCATGAGTGAGCGGTTTCCTGTAGGCCGAGGCTATCGGACAACCAGGAGAATGTATCCTGCGTAGGAATGCTGTGTGTCTGGCATATTTCACGGCCCAGTACGATATGCCAGTAGTAATCGCTATCCCCAACCCCGTTGTACTCAAAGATGAGCACGCAGACAGCAGCGGCGATGAGGGCTGCGAAGAAGTAGAGAGCCCTGTTTTTCTTTTGCGAATAGTGCATGAAAAAACCTCCGTAATAAAAAATGGGCAGACCCAAAGGTCCGCCCGCCGTATTGGTTCTGATTTCATTCTACTTGATTCGCACAATTCGGCAACAGACCGTGCTCCGCAAGCTCGTTCAGCACAAGCCGATATACGTGCATATTGGGACAATAGCCGTGACCGAAATACGAAGAATCATCTTCACCCAACGCTTTTGTCAACGCTGCGGCAACCGCCGGGCTCCTCGAATATCCTGCATCACAATGAACGATAATCTGCGAAACTCTGTCATTGTACTGAGCAAAAGTCCCCGCAATCCGTGCTGCATCATTCTTTGACATAGGTTTCATGCCTCCGATAGATTCGGAAGTATCAATGTCATCAAACATCAGAAACTCGACGTGAGCAACCATCTTGTTTTCCCCGCTCTTTAAGATAAGAGGAATCTGGTCGTCTGTACTGGAAATGGAAATGATGAGTGTCGGCTCGCTGATGTTCTCAACGTCGAAATCCGGTCCGTATCCCAAATATGCAGCGAGACACTGGGTACGATACATCACTTTGATTTTCATAATCTCACCTCTTGACATTCATCTTATTCTAATCGCATGTTTCAGCAACAAAAAGAGCCGCTTGCCCGAAGACAAGCGGCTATGTATGAGATTAGTGCATCGACTTATAAGCGTCGCCAATACCGAAGAGCACCGCAGCAATAAAGCTGAGGCTTGTGGCATAAACAGCAGCCACATCCATGTACGCCAGTTTCATCAGCAGCTCGGTATGGGTGGTGAGCAGGCTCGTATGGCTCATAACCACCAGAGCCACAATCAGCACAACAAACACTGCTGCGCTGGTTAAGCTGAAAACGAAGGCTACCAGTTTCATGCCGGACAGGTCAAAGTCGAAATTCGGCCGATGACTGTAAGGCATAACGGAGTTATAGAGCGTTCCGTTGCGGGAGCAGTGGTACAGGTAAAGCCCCGTTATGGCTGCAATGCCAAGGGCCGATACGAGGATGGTGCTGCACAGGCTGATAGCTCCGCCAATGACGCCGATGAAGAAGCTCGCCTCCGTCACAGTGAACAGGCTGAGCAGGCTCTTGATGCCAAACAGCGCGAGACCTGCAACGAAAGCAACAGCTGCTGTTGCCAGAGCTGTGCAGATGATGTGAAAGCCGATGTAATCTTTTCTACGATACATACTAAGTACCCTCCTTTTGGGCATTAAGAAGAAATGTGTATAATACAAAGCGCGTGTTGCACCCTGTAGCGATGGGATTAAGCCAGGCCGTGAATGGTGTTTAAGAGATACGTCTTGTTGCACTGATTCTCACACCACATCTTCTGGGCGGCCATATCCGAAGAACAGAACCGCTTGTGCATTGCGTGGAGATAGCAAGCCTTGATTTCCGCATCCGAGGAAGAGGCCGAAACTCGAGCACAGCGGACATCCATATCGGTGTAATTGCGCTCAAAGAATGCTTCAAGCAACTGAAACTCCTCGTGGGTATCATGTACACCGTCCTGGTAAACGGAACCATCCGTATTCAGAATCGTTGCCTGCGTATTTTCACACATGTGATTGTGCAGCATGGTATTGACAACATCAGAGCCAAGACGGTATTCGCTCGGTGTCGGGACCATGTAGAAGTGAAACAGGTTCGGGCAGAGATGATTCATCACATAGCGGACCTGCTCTTCTTCGGAGCCTCGGCTTGCTGCATCGGCAAACCACTGTGGGAACTTGGCATAACAGTATGCGTTTTCCGGCAGATAGAGCTTTTCGAGCAGCGCATCGACACGTTTGCCCATCCCAGAAGGCTCATACTTGTGAAGGCATGCCATCTGAGTCAGGTGATGAGACAAGTCTAAAGGTGACATGAATTTGCAATCTTTCATCACGTTCTCCTTTATGCTACTGCCACATCATACGACGCGACTCCTGCCATCAGATAGCAACTTTTGTTGCCCATCAGAGCGGAAGCAACCTTTTCGGCAAACCCGAGGTAAGCATCCATCAAGGTACGGTCGTTCAGGAGATAGGCGTTGAAAGACATATTGGTCGTAACAGAGAGATTGCCGAAATGGTCAGAAGCCATGCTCCAGTGATTCAACTCGCAAATCTTCTCGGCCTTTTTCAGGTCTTTAGGCATCGGGACAACAACCTGAATCTTAATGCAGGTCTTGCCATTGATAACGCGAATGTTGCGGTATCTGCCGCCAAGAATTTTGGTCATAGGAATACACTCCTTTGATTGTGATTTTGTAAAGTCGGTTACTCTGCCGCAATGTCCTTTGCGAAGACCGCATAGAAGTTGTGGAAGGATTCGTAGGCATTCTCTTCCATTTCACCGGTAACGTATTCGGGAGATTCATCAAACGCCGAACAATCGTCCATAGTGAAAGGAATCGTGTCGTGGTGGCAACCGTTCTCCTTATCCTCAGCGAACAGCTTGTCGGCTGCTTTCATAGCAGCGTCGAGTGTCAAATGTGCTCCGCAGACGCCAATGGAATTGAACTCGCCAATGTTCTCGTTGGAGTAATGGTTGAGCACAATGTAGACCTTTCTTGTGCTGGATTGAGTCTCGGATATGGTCAGAAGCGCTCCGGTAGCGCCGTCCACGTAACCGAAGCAGTAGGCTGCGTTGTAGCAGGTTGGGTCTTTGTAGCTTCTTGCTTCGCGGTTCTTGGAATCAATGGTTTTGAGGACTTCGATTTCTTTGTTATTCATAAGGCACCTCCCAGTGCGATTGCGTTCATGTAAACAAAAAAGGCAGGCCCGCCACGAATGGTGAGTCTGCCTTGATTGAAAACAGAACTGTGAATATTAGTACGGCCAGAAATATGGCATAGTATAGATGGTATCTATCGTACAATTTTCATTCTATCCTGTTCGCAATAAGGGTCAAGCAAAATTACCCTTTGTACCCTTCAGCAACCTTCTTGGCAAGGTAGACCTGACCCTTGGGGGTAATCAGCGTCTTGCGTGCGGTGCGAGGAGTCCGACCGATGTAGTACACCGTTTCTTTGACATCGAAGATGCCCTGCTGAATATAACGCTGGTAAGCGATGTTTGCGGCATCGATGTACTTCTCTTTGCGCAGCCAAGCCATCAGGCGATTGCGACCAATGTCGATGTGGTCGTTGGCGAGGCACTTGGCAAACTCGCCGAAGTCTACGCTGTTGACAGAGGCGCTTACCGCGCGATGGAAGTCAACGCTTTCCTGCTGCACGCCGATGACCTTGTCCTGATTTTTGACGGCCTCCAGAGAGGTGACAAGCAGGGCTTTAGTCTTGGCATCCGTGTTAGGAAGCCACTGGTCGACGAAGACAACGGGGTCGTTGACATATCCGCCGGTCTGGCGAATCGTGGGCAGCAGCTCGTCGAAAACCCAAGTCTCGAACTGTTCTGCTTCAGGCTTGGTCGAACGACAGATGAGCCGATATACATTACCTTCCGATACGAACTTCACGATACGGGGTACGCCATTGCTTTCAACGCGTCCGGTTCTGATACCGTCCTGACGGCAGTGGATGTTCAATTCGCGGGTTATGTTGGTATAGCCCAGCGCCTTGCAAACATCCATGGCGCAGAAGAAAAACTTGTTGTCTTCCATGATGATGCGAAGCTCACCAAAGATTTCGGACAGGAACACTTCAGGGATGCGACTTGTACTCATAATTATACACTCCTATAATATTTTAGACGAGTAACGGTTTGTTAGGCCACCTCGCTTTTTTAACGATGATACGAACAAACGATTTTCAAAAAGTTTGTACAAAATCAATCGTTATATACACTTTTTGCGGATACTTCCTCGCCGCATTTGGAGCAGGTGAACAAGTCTTCAGCATCGGGGCGATGAGTGACTTCGTCGCAGTCGGATTGGGCTTCGATAAAGTCGCCGTCTTCATCCACCAGCCAAGTCTGTGTCACATGAGCGGTTGCAATGAACGTAGTGTTGCCACATTTGGGGCAAGGTCCAATTTTGAGAGCCGTAAGTCAAGCCTCCTTCTTCCAGAAAATTTTGCTGCCTTGGAACGCAGCGATTTCCGTGACGTTAGAGAACGGAACTGGCTCAGAGTTGATGTGACCAATTTCGTTCATGAACTCACAGAAACGGTCGTTCTCATCGGGATACCGAAATCCGTTAGAGTGGATAAAAGCGTCAGGACGATGCGGGCAGCAATAACGGATAGACTCCGCTTCGTAGCCGCCGGTGAACTGTTTGCCATCAATTTCAACAGTCAGCCTGACGTACTTGTTTTTCCCTTTCGGCAAGCTTTCGATGAACGACTTGTACTTCTCGATTTCTGGCTCTTTTGCCTTCTCGTAGTAAGCAACGCGTTCGGCGCGGTACTTGTCGATGGAAGCCTCACGCTGAAGGTCGCGCTCAAGGTTCTCGTCACGCTCGCTGAGACGCTCAATGTGATTCTGCATCCACGCCATCGGGTCTGCGGAAGCTTTGAACGCTGCTTCATCCTTAGTGGTGAAAAGCATCCGGTGGTCGTTGCACCAAGCGTAGGTAGAGCACATCTGGTAAGTCCGCCCATAGATGTACTCTTCGAGGGCAAGATACTCACCTTCTTTTTTGATGGCATCATCGAAACTGTAATCCGTGTAGTTAGCACGGATAAAAGCAGCAAGTGCATCTTTCAGCTTGAACCAGTCGGCAAGATAGGCGGTGGTGGAGGTCTTAATGTAATACGTTCTGTTCATGATATTTCTCCTTATTTACTGTTCGGCAAAAAGTACGGGAACAACGATATACTGTTCCGGGTGCTTGATGATATCATCCAGCTCAAAATCGTTCGGGCAGCACGACCAGCGATAGCCGTTGTAGAACAGTTCGTTTGCTTCCGGACAAGGGGTATTGCAGAGAATATCGGTGGCGCACGACAGCGTGTATGCTTCCGTAGAGCCCATCGGAATGGTATTCAAAACTTCCTCCAGAGAAGTCTTGATGTTGATGCCAGCCTCATTCCACCGCTTCAATGCGAGACTTGCTGCCCCGATAGCAGAGTATAGAGCACGCTTTCGCATACCCTCGGCAAAGTAGATGAGCTCGCTTGCTTCTCGGCAACCAAAGATAAGAGAATACTCCTCGACAGGAGTTGCAAGTTCTTCCGTAGGCCACATTCCTTCCGCATCGGTGTCAGTGTCAAGAACCTCGTCGTAAAGGGCAGTCAGAAGCTCGACATCATTTTTACTCTCCTGCAGGCAGCGCTTCACTAGGTCCGTGTCCGTCTTAATCAAGCATGTAAATCCAAACATTTCTTTTTCCTTTCTGTCTAACAAACAAAAAAACAGACCCATCCGAAGATGAATCTGCTTTGAGTTGCAAGACTGTGAATTTTAGTGTACGGCCAAGTGGCAGCATAGAATGTTATCTATCGTACAAGCTATATTGTACGCGATTCGCAAAGCACGTCAACAAAAAGCCACAAACTCTATTCACACAAACAAAAAACCCGCCTACCCACAAAGGGCAGACGGGACAAGAGGCTTAGCAATTCTTACTTGCTGCGCAGGTTTCCCAGAACGAATCATCCATCGGGACCAATGTCATGATATAGCTGACATCGGGTTCGGAATTATCCGTCAGGGAAAATCCGGTTTCCGTGCTTTTGATAGAAACCTCCAACTTATCATCCCGTTTCAGGATATTGTGGAAGAAGTCCATTGCAGCTTCGGGACCGGGCTTGAGCAGGTAACTGCCAAGTTCTTTCTTTTCGTCACCGCGAACACGCGTGACTTCATAAAGCTCTTTTTTCATTGAGCAATACCGTCCTTTCCAGAAGGTTTTGTGATTTCTACAGGCAGTCGAAGCTTGGGTGCTTTGAAGTCAAAGAAGGAATCCCAAAACTCTTTGCGTTCCTCAAAGTTATAGCCGCCTTTTTTGAGAGGCGCTTTGAGGTACTTCACAGCTTCCGGGTCGTTAGCAATCGAAAATGTGGTATAATCCTTGTCATCGATATACCACCCGGCAGGGAAATTTTCGGGGTCTTCTTTGCTTGCTTCATGGTAAATGACGACGCCGCCATTCATTTCCTGAAGAATACCGAGCGCAATGCTCGTTTCAAGGATTTCGCGAGCAAAAATTTCATTCAGCATCGTCAAGCACCTTCTTTCCCTTTGCATCGTAGCGCGTATCCCACTGAGCGATTTGGTCGGCTCCGACAATGCCACGGAGACTCAGCAAGCAACTGTTGTGCGGATGACACCAGATGGTGCTGGGTGCTTCGTTTTCGAGGAAAGCGCCACAAAACGGACAAGGCTTCTTAGGATTGATTTTGTTAGGGCGCGGCATGCTTACACCTCCTCGTACTCAATGTCATACTCATCGAATGCGTCGAGAGCATCATCGTAGAGAGAATCATCTACCATAATGCGGTCTCCACTATCCAAGTCGTAATCGATGTCGTAAAGGTCAAGAGCATCACATGCTTCGTCCAAATCGGGCGTATAAAAACGAACCATAACTTTCACCTCATGTTATTTGGAAAGCTCATCAAACGAGTCATCGACGGTTTCTTTGTGTCCGCACGAATCACAGAGCAAGCAACTGCAAGCCTTGTGGGTACGGCCAGTCGGAATACTATGATTGTCCAGTTCTTTTTCTAAGTACCAGACAGGTTTCATGGTAAAGCCGCACATGGGGCAAGGAATACAAGGATTAGGCATAAGTACCCTCCTTATTCGTCCATAGCGATGGCATCGGTCACTTCATAGTGACCATTTCTCATTGAATAAGAAATCCGCTCGCCAATCTGTGCTGCCATATCGGCATCACCATTGTTCAGCGCCTGCTGAGTCTTTTCGATGGCGTCATCGGGGTCCTCAGCGTCGATGCAAACAGTAGTGGAAATAGAGACGACTACATTGAAACTTTTCATAGGGTTCTTCTCCTTACTCTTACTCGATTTCGATATGTTTTTTATACTCGGTCCAGAAAAAGAGTCGCTGCATAGCGTTCAGCTGCTGGGTTTCATCCGAATCCTTATTAAGAGACGCAATGTAGCGGTCTCCGTCAAATGGGTACGGAACCTTATACGTATCACCTGCTTTGTTGACAATGACATAGCTGTTTTCATAAATCAGATGGGACTGGCCTTCAGCACAAAATTCCTCATGGCCTGAGCAAAATACATAGATACGGCTGTAAACACTGCAAGCGTGCTTGTCATACACCTTGATGTATGCGGCTTGGAACGACTCATCCGGGTGAGACCGGTAGTGCTCAGCGATTTCCTCATCGGTGGCAAGAGACATCCTCTTGACACAGAAGCCTTCCAGGTCCTTGACCAGTAACTGCTCACCTGCATCACGGAGAAACTCCATAATAGGATAGAAGTCACCGGCATCGCGGCCGTAGCCTTCCCCGCTCATGGCGTAACAGTAGTTCTTGCGGAACAGATGATTGTCGATGGAATCCCGGTACTGCTCGATTCCCTGATGCGTGAAAGACACACCCATCGTTTCATACGCGGACGAAGGAAGATGCACGAGAATCTCGCAGGAGGAGACATCGCTAACAGGTGTGTACATGTCAACATAGTCAGCCTCATTGGCAAGACTATGAGCATCAAAGATGCGTTGCATGTCTTCGTCATCCACATCGTAAGAGCCGAAGAGTTTTTCGTAGGAGACGAACGGAGTGGGATTGTTCTTATTGAACATTGCCACATCCTCATCCGTCTTCAAGCCCAACCTGTCCTTAACCAACTCACTCACTGTGTCATAGATGGTGCCGAGATAGTCGAACTGTGCCCCGTCAAGGTCACAATCCGAATCGCAGGCATCAGTCAGAACAAGCTGATGTTCGGAATCTGCCTGCTGCATCAACATGTGGATGGGCGTTTTTGTCCCAAAGTTGTCGATGGAGCCGGGAAACTGGAGGGCGGCATACGCTTTCAGGGCACTTTCGCTCTGAGAACTTACGTTGATAGTATTCATGGTCAAACCTCCTCACCAAACAGCTCAGCGCAGTGCGCTTCTTCGCGCTTGCGCATTTCAGAAAATGTCATAGTGTCCATGTGAGCGTTCAGGTAAGCCAGCTCTTTTTCAGCGGCCTCCTTGGTCTCAAACACCGTGACATTCAGCAACTCATCCCGAAGAATGAAGTTGTCGGAGCAGTCGGAAAGGTCGCCGGTAGCGTACACGCAAACCTCAACGGAGCATTTCGGCACACCGCTGTTTCCTTTGGAAGGAGAATATCCGCGCCAGATGTTGACGCTCTGGATGACACCAGGGTAGATGACATTTTTGGAGTGAGACTTCGAATAGATTCGGCTGTTCTTGTTTCGGCCACGAACCTCCGTGATAACCCAGACAGGCTTGTCAACCAGCGACAGAGCGTTGGAAAGATTGATATTATTGAACATTTTTTATTACACCTCTTGTTTTATTTTTCTTCAATAGCGATTGGCGGGGTCATATCGAGCAGCGTGTCGATGTTCCAGCCACAGAGGGTCAAGAGCACATCGGACGCGGGGCTCTGATTCCGAATGCCGTTTGCCAGGTGAAAACCGATGCGCGCATAGGAATCGTCATCGTTCGCGATTTCACGCTTTACGGTTTCTGCGAAATTCTCTGCCAGTTCCGTATTGTCGGCAATGACATTCATAGCCTCTGTTGCAACGCGGTCTTTTACCGCGAACGCTCCATCGGCAAAATAGTCACATTTCGGGCAATGGGGCTTGGCCCTCACTCCGCTGGAAACTGAAATAAGTTTGCAGCCGCACGAGGGGCAAACAAAAAAGTACGGATGATTTGACGGTAAGGACATAAAAACACGCTCCCTTTTGATATGGTTTTCAAGAAAAATTGTGTGCAGGCAGCATTGGGGCCTGCACGTTGTGATAATTTTCAGAGGACGATTGCCCCCTGCCGGACAAATTTAGTAGCTTTTGTTATTGACTCTCGTAGGTGAGTCTCTGCCCACAGACTGGACAGCGCTCATAACGAGGGTTCTCGTAGTAGCCGTCATCACAAACACCACCCAGGTCCGCATCACAATGCGGGCAGAGGTTCGGAGACCAGCTTTTCGAGATGGGCTGCTTTTGGATTTGCAGCTCACACGCCTCGATAGCAGTACGCAAAGGCTTACTGCCCCTCTCCCCCATCAGACCGCCATTGAGCAGCCTGGTGAGGTAGGTGACTGCATGCTTGTATTCAGCTTCTGTCGTCACTGACTTTCACCATCCTTGTTAAACAGTGAGGCGATACAGTCAAGCAGAGCTTGAGCTTTTTCGGCAGCGTCTTTATCGTAGCACTTCCACAAGTCTCGGAACTCTTCCAATGCGGTGACAATCTGAGCGCGAGAGGAAGAATCCATCAGCTCGGTCGCTTTGCTTTCAAGGCTATCGCATTTTAACGCCGGGTTGTCGGCATCGCAGAAAAGTACAAGCCCTTCAATGGTGTGAGCAATGTTAAGACATTCGTTGTAAATGAACTTTAGTTCCTCTTCGTCCTTGTCAAACTCACCATCAAAGGTATTGCCAATCACGTGAATGCCACAGCAATCCTTGAGCTGTACAAAGTTATCCGTACCACTGGGTTCACTCGTACTAACGGTAAAGCAGGCCAGCGATTCCGTGTACTTGACGATACCCTTTAATCGGATTTTTGCTTCATCGCGTCTTATCCAGAAGGTAATGATGTCGTCTTCGAAGACTTTGGTGCCGATAGAGTCAATGATGCCCGTGTACTGGCCGACGGTTTCGGCATACACGACATATTTCTCCACTTTCGGCTCCTGTTGGTAGATGATGGCGTAATCGTACCCTTTGTTCTGAGGGAAAACGCCTCCCAGGACCCAAACGCCGGGAAGTGGTTCGCCGGATATGGAAGTTCTGTCACCCTTGCGCCGCACTTGGCCGCGAAATAAAATTTTTCTGGTTGCCATAAAAATACTCCCTTCTACGCAAAAAGGCGGGCCTCTCGATTTCTCGGGAAGTCCGCCTCAAAGCGAAATTATGAATTTTTGTACGAACACATGTCGTGCCATAAGTAGATGCTATCTATCGTACAGCTACAATTCTAATCAATTCGCACAGCTTGGCAAGTGTGCCACTTCAATCTTACGCAACTTCATTGGGTGCTACCTATACTGAGAGATACAGGAAGTATCCACAATTTTTCAATCTTACGCAGCCGCGTGGGCTGTTACGGAAAATTGCACAGCAAATGAATTTTGCACATATTCAGCGCTGTGCAACTTGCCACTATTTGTTTTGCACTATTTTCGTTTGCTAATACTGCATTGGTATCACCTCTTCCAACTTTGCAGGTGCGAAGCCAACAGCACTTTTATGTTTACGTGCGGTTCGCACCGATTGCCTTGTGTCGTATATATTATCGAATTTTTATTCGTGATTTACCAACGTGCGAACGGTTTGTTTACGAAAAATATATATTTGCATCGCAACTACTGTAATAGCAAGAAAAGCCGCCCACCAAAATGGTGAGCGGCTGCTAAATTAGAGATGTTAGTGTACGATGAGGTGCGCTTTTCTTTGCTTGAACGTGAGCGCATTTGCCGTCTTAATCAACCACCCCTTCTTTTCGGAGTATATGGCCGTCAACAGGCGAGGATAATTGTATCCTTCTGTGGCACTTGCCAGTTGGAACGATAACGTCAGGCTCATGCAGCGGTCCAAGGCGTTCCCCGCCGCGTCCACTTCTTTATAGAACTTGGTCGAAGTTGCCATAAGCTTCACACTCTGCAATGCCACAGCAAGAGGACCACAGTGCTCCTTCAACTCATCATTCCAGATGAGAGTCACATTCGGCCGTTCAATTCCGGTGAGGAAATCCTTTTTGTTCCCGATGTGAGGTGTAGGAAAGCTACTCGGAGTACCAATGCCAAAGCAATTTCTGACGAAGTTGAACAGCCAATTCCAATCGACTTTGTCATAAATCTGGCGGGCCTCTTGTTCATCAAGCAGAACTTGCACTTTCTTCTTAGCCATATTACTTCTCCTGCTTGAACTTTTCTCCTTCTGCCGTCCGAATAAACCAGCCGGTATCCTGGCGGTACTCTGCGAAAAACAGGTCCGTGTAGTTGTACCCACCATCAAATTTTTTGTGGTAGAGAGAAAAGTCAATCTGAAGGTATGCGTCGGAGAAAGACCCGTTCAAGTCGGCATAGGAAATATCTCTTTTGTAGTAGTCCGGCTGCTTCATATACTCGTCCAGAATGTCCTTGTCGTATGTGACATCATGGAAATTGAGAGACGAGAAAGTCTGCAGATATACTTCACGATATGCTTTTCCGAACAGACCACACTTGTCTTTGAGATTTTCAGGCCAAGAAACTTCAATGCGACCACTTCGGTCCATCTTGACTTCGGGGTGCCGCACCATGCCAATGCCGTATTTCTCACGGACAAAGTCAAAGAGCCAACCCCAATCGAGGTTGTTGTAGAACTCAACCAGCTTGTCACCATAATCAAGACGGTTGGATTCAGTCACCATATTCATAAAATTCTCTCCTTTTATGTGGGAATATTTTAATAGACAAATAGTATTTTGAGTGAGCTTAAATCAATGGGCCATTGAAAGCAAATTCCGAAATTCCTTGCTTGTAGTAGTTCGGGTATTCAGCATAAAGAATAAAACCGTTCTTCTTCAGCAAAGATTCGAATTCAGCAATATGGTATGACGACACAGTGATAAGCGGGGCCGCGCATCGTAGTTCTTGACATGCAATTTTCAATAGGTTTGTTGCTATGCCTTGATTGCGATAGCCTTCCGCCACTCTCAGTGTGCATATCTTCTTCTCGACAGCGTTTTTCAATATCAGAACGGCAACTATTTTCCTGCAATCTGTAACGGCATAAATCAGTCGTTTCCCGTTGTCTAAGCCGGGGATGACTGCATCATAGTACCATTTTCTGAAAGCACCATATTCGTGGCAAAGGTCACTTAGAAACTCATACACCGCCACGATGGCTTGCGTGTCACTCGCCCTGATACGAACTAATTTCATAAAGAAACGTGCTCCACATCCAGCAGATGTCCGTCATCCGCCTTGCTCAGCCATTCACACCAGCTCAGATTGTCGTTCGGATAATCTTTGGCATGGCTGTGAACGTCCTGCAAGAAGATGGCGAGGCGCAGTTTATCAAGACTGCGAATCGTATCCAGCCGGGTCTTCACAACGCCAACGGCAGCGTTCCTCGCAGAGATGGCCTCATCGAGCTTCCACAGCTCGTCGTCCTCGTTGTTCGGGTCTTGCTTGGGGGGAGTGGCATTGTCAGCTTCAACCTTGGCACGGATGAAAGCCTCTGCTTCTTCGAAAGTATCAAAGACTTCGCGCTCGGCAGAGAACTCTTCTGTCTCAAATTGCGCCTCGGCCGTCAGTGCCCAGCGCTCGCTTTCGGTATTAGTGTCATCGACCAGGCCATCAAACGAGCGAAGCAACTGCTCCAGCTCTCCAGGCGTCATGTCTTCCGCCGGGTCAACCTCACCGTGAACAGCAAAGTACCCGTCAGGAACTTCGAGAATGTCGTAAAGCTCAAACCTGGTTTCGCCAATCTGACGCCGCCACTGGCAGGTATCAGGGTCAGTGCAAATCCAAGTCTGTGCTTCAACCTTTGCGTTGCCCAGCGCAGCAGCAAGAGCATCGAGTGCAGCGGATACAGCAAACCCCTCATTGAAAATAGGGGCAAGGCCAATGGGTTTGCCCGTGGTACTTGCCGCATGCCCGATTCTGGCATATTCTTTCGCCAGGTACGACTCGCTGACAGCCTTAATCTGCTCGGCGAAGTTGTCTTTGCTTACTGTAAAGGAATGTTCCGAAGGGAGAGTCTTCAGCGTGATGCGAACTTTTTTGCCGTTGTCACATGTTTCAAAAGCCCACCCTTGTTTTTCACAAATCTCTTTGTATTGCGTCAGATACATTTCTTAGTCCTCCTCATTGTTTTTTTTGTATTGACAAGCTCATAAACACACAACGCGGCATCTCCGTAGCTGTAAAACGGGATGTCAAAAATCGTGCATATATGTTTGTCAGAACGCATGTGAAATAGAGCCATTGCCATACGATAAGCAAGCGGTTGATGTTCGTCCTTAATACTGGGATACTTTTCTGCGAGCATCTCAAGTTTCAAGGAGTCGAGCTCTTCTGGATTTGCCATGATGCAGCAAACTGCATAGGGCCTGTCCGTCATTTCTGTTTCTTTGACGTACAAAACCTTGATGTAGGCGGCTCCAACCTGACGATAGTAGACCGGCTTGCAAGGGAAGAGCTTATCCCACGGTGTGACAGTCCCTTCCGCTTGGCAAAGCTCGGTGTACAACGCGGACAGAGAATCGCTGAGACGCTTACTGGCGTTCAAGCACTCCTCCATAGACCGTTCGCCGTGGAAGATTTGGAACACGCCTTCAGCGTAGGATTGGACATCGCTGGATAACAGGTCACTTGCAGCTTTAACTTCATCAAGGAAATTTTCCCGATTGGCATGGAAGCTGTAGGTATCCCCTTCCTCGTTTTCTTTGCAGACGAATACAGTAGAACCATTATCCGTCGTCATCCAACCGTGTTTGTGACAAATTTCTCGATACTGGGCACAGAACATAGCTTTTAACCTCAATTCCAAGCGCTCAATGGCGGTTTTGACATCGCAGAAGCACAGGAGCTCCTGCCCGTACACAAAGCCATCAAAGCCATCGCTGTAGGAATAATCAATGCGGCCGTTGGTATCGCGCTTTACCAGCTTATCAAATGCTGCGTGGAGCGTGGTTTTGCCTTCGTTTATAGCATTGGTGACAAGGTCATCGAGCTCTTCGCTCATGTCGATACCCGTTGGGTCGGGATACATCATACAACGTGCATATTGGCGAAAGTCCTTAACAGGAACGCTATAGCCTTCGTCAATCTCAATGAGTATCGGTTTTGTTAGTTTAATCATTGCCTTTTTCCTTTCTTTGTTTGAGTAAACAAAAAAGCAGGCTCGCCCGAAGACGAGTCTGCTTTGCTGAATACAGAAACATGAATAGTGTCGATGGATGTTATCTATCGTACAAATATCATTGTATGGATTTCGCACGTATCTGCAAGCAAAATACCACTGTTACGTGCAAGCGTCAGATTCTCTCGACTTTATCCTCGTTGTAGACCACATTCAAGCTGCTGCCATTATCCCAGCGCATCAGGAGACTGCCGATGTCATCGACACCGACAACGGTGCCTTCAGTGCCAATAGGCGGAGCCTGGACATCATCCATTTTCAAAAGACGGACGCGGGTTCCGGCGGGATATTCTTTGCGGATTGCTTCTACAATTTTTGTATTGGGAAACATATTGGTATTCCTCCCTCATATTGGATTTTCTTTTTCAAGAATTGCTTTAAGGAGCGTATGACACCTGAAAAGCTCGATGTCAGAGTTGATGCCGTTCAGCTCGAAACATTTGTACGGGACGTTGTCGTGTTTGCTCCCATACAACCAAGCATCGAGTCCAAGGGTGTCAAAGATATACTTGTAGCAATAACTCCGCTGCTGGTATTCTAAACTTTCAGCTCCGAAGGATTCTTCGTCCATATCATGGTGCAGACTTGCAATGTCATGGAGAGTAAGAGCTTTTGCCTTTGATATTGCATCGGTAAAGAACGAAATGCTCCCCACCTCCCAGTCGCTATACGGATAATTTTGGTCCGTGGAGTTCTGGAGATATACACACAAGGGCCACTTGTCAGAAATGTCTTCGTCCTTCATCATAACAATGCCAAGCAGCTGCTGCTTTTGCCAGTAGAGGAATCGGTAAGAAAACAGATTCTTGACCCAGTAACGGTCTGCCATATCAGCCAAATTCTCCAGCTGCATATTGCGTTGACTATACGGGACGTTTTTATCGCAAACATAGCGAGCCCTAATAGTCGGCACATAGTAGATATTGCGTTTCAGTTCTTCGGTGACTCGCTTTGGTTCCATGCGCATGCCGACATATTCGAGGGCAAGATTCATTGCTTCAGAAAGGTCCTTGGCTTGTGCGAACCCCATTGAAAAACCATAGCTCATGGCTTGTAGACCTCCTTTAGCCTTCTTTAATGTTTGAAAGAACACGGATGATATACCAAATGCGTTCGGCAATATTCTCGGCAGTATCAAAGCGTGTAATAGACTCCCCTTTCCAAGTCCCGCCATTGCCGTTGATGCCGTTGCGCAGCTTAATGCAGCGGCCACGGCTCTTGTCCCACTCGTGCAGGTTGACAGAGTAATCATCCAGAAGGAAGAATGTTCCGTCAATGCAAAAGTGACCGAAACGGTCTGCGGCCGCGCTTGCTTTGCTCACGCCGCAAGGAACAAAGATACGGTGCTCGGTATCAATTTCGGGAAGATACAGGTCGAGCCAATCATTCTTCTCGCCCAACGCATACGGATTCTCAGGCATGTAAGCCGAAAGAGTGAATACATCCAGCTCAGGTCGCGTCTTGCAGAGAATTTTGATGGCATCTACCACTTCCTGGTAAGGAGGCAAATCCCGAAAATAGTTTTCTTGCAGAAGGTCTTCAAAACAAGCAGTTTGCTGCCAGGTGGCGAGCGTGCCGTCCATATCGATGAATAGGTGCGCCTTATGGTCGAATTCGTTGATGTACTTCATAGTTGGTCCTTTCTCGTTAAGGTTTGGTATTTACATAACAGAATAGATTGCAACATGGACATTCTGCCAGCACCCATTGCAGGTATACAGAAGGACCTGCCCTGCGCCGAGTGTGTTCATTACATCGTTGCCGTTTTCATCCGTGACTGTGTATCCGGTATTGTGCCCTTCAAAGCAAGAGACACAAACATACGCGGTATTGTCAACGTAAGCAACTGTAGAACCGGGAACAGAATACTGAATATTTGTGTAGTTGCCTTGATTCCAGTGGTCAGCAATCGTGATTCCTGCGCCAGTGGACCAGGTGGCGGCCGAATCGGGTGCGTCAACAATGGACTGGTCAAGTCCCCATACCATAGCTACATTGATGCCAAGGTCTGGAATTACCAGGCGGCCAGGTTGGCCGGTTACAGTAACTTCGGGTTCGGATTCAGGCTCCACTTCATCATGCGTTTCGATTGTTTCTTCAACGAGAATGTCATCGTCATCTTCGCAGAAATACTCGACAACAGGCTCCTCATCAGCGGTAGAGATGCTTTCTTTGGAGTCTGCTGCTTTAGGCGTTTCTGCATCATTTTCATCGATGGCGATAGTCTCTTCGACCGGCTGCGAGCTGCTTATGTTAGAGGATGTGCTCCCCTGCTCTTCGGCAGAAGCAAACACAACGGTTGCGAACCCGGCAGCCAGGATGAAGGCCGCGATGGTGTACATAGTCATAGCGAGAGACTTATAGGCGTTATTCTTTTTCATGTCTTTACACTCCTGTTTGTTATTGATTTAGCGGATGGGCTAATTATCTATGCGTTGAATTAGCCTTTTTTTGCTGCTCAATGGCATCAAATTCCCGTACCATGTCATTATCGAGGCTGTAATTCACAGCCTGTTCGATGATGTTGGCATAGCCCGGGTCTTCTCTGTCAGAAAACATGGACCTGATAGTATCGATTGCCCCTTCGGCGGTCGGTGCATCTACGTGGAATTCGACAGGCACCTTGCATTTGATAATAAATGTTTTTCTCATGGTTTGTTTTTCCTTTCTTGCAAACAAAAAAGCAGGCCCATCCAACGATGAGTCTGCTTCAATTTGCATACAGTTTGTGAATTGTACGGCCAGAAATATGGCATAGAACTGTTATCTATCGTACAATACCTATTGTATTCCATTCGCACGTTATGACAACAAAAAAGCCGCCCACCCGAAGGCGGACGGCTTAATGCTATTGGAATTAGTTCATGTCAGGTCTCGTCATCACATGGACACGATATGTTGTACCCGTGCTGTCATCATCCAACTCCCAGCAGCCAGTGAAGGCATCGCAGGGCTCAGTAAGTGCGACCTCTCTTCCTTTACGGTCATAGAGGATGGCTTCCGTAAAGGAATCATCCTTAGTGCCGCAGCAACGAATATCCATGTCAAAGCCATCAGGGAACGTGGCCGTTTCACTTAACGATACGCCCATTCCCTGCAGCTCTTCGCCACGAAGGTACTTCTCAATGGTTTTTGCGCACTTCTCACTGATGTAGATGGTCTTTTCCAGAACGCGGGATTCGGGAAGAATATCGATAAAAATGTGGTATTCTGCGCCCTTGTATGGAACAATATAATGGTTGCAGAACTCATACATGCGGCCAGAACGAGCCAAAATCTGCTCAGAAGGTGCGTCACGAAGGGCCACCTATATACTCTACCATCTTTGTCACATGTATAAGTGATTGTTACATCAAGGCCATCACGGAAAGGCTCGTTGCTGGAAAAGAAATCGACTGCATCGGAATCCATGCCATAGCTGGAACTGGTAACGACCGTGTCGTATAAATCTTTTTCAAAAGTGAAATGGTGAACATAAATGCGTTCAAAGTCTTTGCTTTTCTCATACATGCGGGCCGTATACAGGATGGTCTCAACCAAATCCTCGACTGTTCCGGCAGTCTTGGAATCCAGTGTACGGCGAGCCCACAAATCCACGTCATTTTCGATGATGCTGCATTCGCATACTCTGTGAAGGCTGGGATAGGTTACGCTGACAAGCTGCATACGCAGCACAGGTTTGTTCCCGCCGGGGTAAATGTCATCAATTGGGAAGTTCATGGGTTCCAGGCTGACATCATCGGGAACTTCGCCAAACCCGGTCCAATGGCAGGGGTTGCGGTCTGCGATAAACTCGTTGGCGAACCGCTCTGCAATGCTCCGGGTGATACCATACCACTCCTTGACATCGCGGTCCTTCTCCAGCTTCTCGCTGGCTTTTCCGACTGATGTCAGGAAGTCGTAACCCAGGTCGTCTTGCAGGCGATTCGTTTCAGTCACGAGCTGGTCGAACAGGCCGGCATCCTTGAGATACTTTTGGGCAAGCGTAGCGGAAATCTCAGCAGAATCGGGAATGTCAATGGCAGATTGGAGATATTCAGCCATCTCTTTTTCGTCTTTTTCCCGCTGGTAGTAGGCAGCAAGCTGCTCCAGCTCATCGTGAGTCAAGGCGATGTTTTCATACGGATAGTTTGCTGTGTTGTGGAGGACAATTTTGTCTTCTTCAGTGGTAACGTACATTTTCATTCGCGGAACTCCTTTGTTTGGGCATACTAAAAAGGCAGACCCACCAAATGGTAAGGCCTGCCTAAATAGATGCAGAATTATGAACGGTTGTACGAAAGCATGATGAGCGTTCGGTGTTAGCTGTTATCTATCGTACAATTTTATGATACTTGGTTCGCACGTTTTGACAATCAGATAATGCAAGGGCTTGTCTTTAGACTTCCTCAAAGAAAGGATTGACCCAAAGAACTTTGCGGCCGCTCTCGACACGAGAGACGAGCTTCATCGGGATGTCATACCGATATTCGTGGCCGTTCGGATAGTTTTCCTTGAGAAATTCTTCGACTGCATCGCCCAGCTTCTGCGGGGCAATATGCCAGATAGATAGCATCTTGTCGCATACCATCTGGCGAGAGGCAATGCCTGCAACAGGATACGAGACTTCCATCTGCTTGCCGTTTGCCTCTATGGTAATCCGCACATTCTTGCACTTGCTGGTAGCTTCCACAAGGTTCTTGCACTGAGACTCCCAGCTGTTGGGGTTAGCCTCGAACTCCTGGATTTTCTGCTTCGTAGCATGATACAGGGCGATAGCGTTCTTGCCACGGCTTTCGCTGAAAGGCTTGTTGTCACAGCCATCACTATAGCTATCATGGTCAAGAACAGCCACGACCCTTTCGGCCCAGTCAGTAGGATTCGCCAAGAACTCGATGCTGGCGGTATTGTCGATGCGTTCCAGAAACTCGCGGAAAGTCTTTGCCGTCTCCTCGTCAATATCGTAGGAATGCAGGACGTACTGATTCACGGCCTTTTCATAAGCCTCTCTTTGTAAAGAGGCGTCCTGAAGGTCGCTTTCTTCCAGAACCGTTTTGTTGTCGAGATACTGCCAGAGCGCGGTAGCCATGCTGTTGCTGGTTCCATGAGGCTGGATATTGACCCAGCTGTCATCGAACAGCGTCAGGAACTGGTACGTCTCATTGTAGAAGTCTTTGTGGTCCACGACGAAGGCCATGAACTCCAGAGGGTCGTTGGTCGAGAAAATCGTACTGCCCATGCTGTTGGGGCCAGAATAGCACTGATGCCCATAGAGAGCCTCGACGTAATGCTCGCCGATTGCCAGAGGAACGCGGACAATGCGGTAGTAGTGTGTTCTGGCGCTTCCCGTGACGAAGTTGCCTTCCAGAACAGTGGCCGTCGAGTTCCGAATGAATTCCTGGAACATGTGACGGTCAATCATTTCAATGAACATAGTATATACACTCCTTCGTAAGATTGTTGGCTTGCTGTTACGCCTCGGCGCTCATTCGCACGTAATAAAATCCCATAAGCTGTTTCGGCACATCATCCGTGGGTTCATCGTCCGGGTCAAAGTAACCCGTCTCGATGGAAAGCCCCATAGCCTCCATGCCGTTTGCGACCAAATCAATTTCCTGCTTGCTGCGGGAAACAATAGTGTCGGCCACAAATTCCACAGTGTTCTCAGCTTTGGATGAGAGACGCTTGCCATAGGCGGCGTAGTCGAAATCTTTCAGGTAGTCGCCTACGTCAAGGTCCGCAATCTGCTTTTCAGTAATAGCTTTCTGGCGTTCTTGATAGTCGTCGGTCAACGATTCGATATGGGTAACTTCTTTGTCCACCCACAGAGCTCGTTTGGATTCATCGTTGGTATCACGAACGCCATCCACAATGATGGCAAGAGGCTGGTCTGTCTCCATGTCATCATCGCCGCCATACAGATGCCCCTTCACCATGCTGTTGGTTTCATTCGGCAGCTCCAGGCAGAACCAAGAGCAATGGCGGTGACTCTTGACGTTTTCTGTCGTAAGCCAAATACCGGGATAGGACTCTTTGGTTTCGTCATGGATAATAAACTCGGCGTTGGCACGGTCTGTGCCAAGAACTGTTGAAACAGTAAGAGCAAACGGAGGCGTTTCGCCTTTAGGCCAGAATGCGTCAACCACTTTCTGAATCGGAACGATAACCGATTTGGACGTGCCATTGATATTTGCGGTGAGTTTGATTTCCATAGTACACTCCTTGTTTAGTTATGATTTGGTCAAATTTCAACGTAATAGTAGCCGGTGAGCTCGTCAGCTACACCGGAGTGCTCATCCTCTACCGGGTCATAGTAACCGGTAACGGCAGAAAAGCCCATTGCGTCAAGCGTATCTGCCACCAAGTTGATTTCCTTTTCGTCTTTAGAAACGATTTCGCCGGAGATAAACTCAATGGTGTTGTTGGGATTGGCGGCAAGGTTCTTGCCGTAGGCCTCATAGTCGAACTTTGGTGCGTTTTCTGCGTTTATCAGAGCCGTGAGTTGGTTTTCAGAAATTGCTTTGAAACGGTCTCTGGAAGATTCGGTCCACGGCTCCACATCCGTGAGGCTCTTGTTTACCCAAAGAACGCGGCGTGAACGGTCATATCCGTCACGTGCGCCGTCTCTGATGGTTGCCAGAGGACCATAGTCCTCGGTTGCATGGTCGCCGCCATACAGGAAGCAACGAGTGCCTTTTGATGGATTTTCGGCCAGCTCCAGACGAAACCAATAGCACTGACGACAAGTCTTCTTGTTCTCTGTGCTGAGAGCGATACTCTGATGGGATGAGGATTCCTCGTCCAGAACAAAACTGGCCTGGGCCACTTCATCCCCCAGCCCGGTAGAAACAGTAAGAACATCAGGCGGTGTGCTCCCTTTCCAATGCTCTTTGATGATTTTGTTGATGGGAACGGAAATATTGATTTCCTCGTCCTCACCATACGCTGTCAACATCATGTCCATTTGAATTTTTTCCCTTTCTATCGATGTGATGCAAAAAGAGCGGGCCTCCCGGTGTGGGAAGTCCGCTCTTTTTGCAGAATTATGAATTGTAGTCAAGACCCAAAAATGAGTGGTAAATGGTATCTATCGTACAGCTTTAAGTCTACGCAATCCGCACGAGGCGTCAACTATTACTCGTTATCGGCAATACCCATATAAAGATGGTAGGTGGCATTTGCCGTCTGGCAGACCCAGTCGTTATAAAACGAGTTGTTCGGTTCGGATGTGACGATGTCCTCGTCTTCACGATAAATCGCTGCTTCGCACCACGAAGGACCGTTCTCACGCGGGATGCACCGAATATCCATGCACATGCCATCGGCAAAATGTACGGATTCAATCTCGACTTCGTCCTGCTTTTTGCCGTTGTCGGTATACTGCCGGATTTCGTCCATGCGTGCTTTGCTGATAACGAGACGCTCCACAAAGACCTTTCGGAAATTGGTGAGGTTCTCATAGTTCATGCAGATACGCATGATGGCACTTGCCAAAGAGGAAGCAGAGCCGGGGTCATAGCAATAGGCCATTTTGTTGAAATAGCCTGTGCCGAATCCAGTCCAAAACTTACCTTCGAACAGATGGACCGAGGCGGCATAGCAGCGACATCCGTCCGGCTTGCAAAGCTGAATCTCAAGCGTACAGCCTTTGTACATACTATCTACCGCAACCCGGCAAATGTCAAAGTTTGCTTCGGAAGGGACTTTGCCGCTACCGTCCCAATAGGTGGGGTTGTAGCGGGAAAGATACATTTCGGCAATCTGCCTTGCGTCGCTCTCGGTCATACCGATGCATTGTTTAAACATTCTTTATACCTCTTTTCAGATTGTCAGCACATATTAGATGCCGCTGGCATTATGTAGTCGGGTTGGTCCACAAAACTTTCTCTCCAGCCCGGATGCTCGTGATACAATCGATTGGAAAAACGAAGACATCGAGCATATTGGTTCCCTTCTCAACCTGATTGATGAGGTTGGGATGCTTGCAAACGAATCGCTGAGTGTCTTCCGGCTTTGCAAAGGCGCTGATACGAGTTACGGAAATTCCTTCCCTGCGCAGCACATCCGCATCGCGAATAAGGTGCCTGGGGCAATCCACTTCGAGATGCGCACTCATCTTCTTATCGTCAATATAGTCCATGACGAGAGTGACGACTTTGTAAGGTTCGACCGCTTCCATCATGCTTTTGCACACATTGGTGATGTCCTTATGGTCGGCACTGTCGTGCTCATAAAACGTAAGGAATAGTTCCGACATCCTATCTATGGCAATCAGCCGGGCCATATAATAAATTCCGGATGCCGTTCCGTTTCTTGCCGTAATGACAGAACTTGTCTCTTCAGCCCAATCCGATGGAGATGCCAAATAGTGAATCACATCGTCATCGTTCAGAGGATACATAGTTCGAATCAGGTTGGAGAACTCATTGCATTGAGTTCCAAAAAGAAAGGCGGAGCAAGCATTGCGGACTGCTTTATCCACTGTATCCTTATCCTGAAACATTGCGGGGTCTGCCGGAATGTTCTTTCGGAACAGCGGAATACGGATACTGTCCAGTTTTTCGAATATATCCATATCGTCGATGAAATCGCTGTTTTGAAGCAACTCTTTTATGGTTTTGGAGGCTAAGTAGATGGTTTTGCTATCTACAATGAAGCCGCCAAATTCCCATTTTGCGAATCGTGAAAAGGACGGCTTTTTCCCGTCCGACGAATCTCGGTCCTGAACCATCACATAGAGCGATTCAACTTGATGTTCCTTAACCAAAACCGGACGCTTGAAAAACGAGTAATAGTGGGAGAACACGATGTCATCGCTGTGTTTTGCGCCCTCAAAAAAGGTCATGGTTCGGTTTGAAAGAAACTGAATTAGTTCTTCGACAGTAAAAGTCAACATAATTTGTACTACACCTCTTTAGATTGTCAGTACAGCAGAATTAAATTTCTCCAAGCAATCACAGCTTAAAAACTGCCTGCCGCAAATGGGACATCTTTCGATATCGCAGCCATAGTGATGATAGTAGCCAATTTTGGCTCCACAATCGCTACAGCGGATACTTTTCTCTTCTGGAGTACCAACGGATTGCTCGTACCAGTCGCCGGGGTCACCAACCTTGATACGATTAAAAATCTTTTTGCGAGGGCCTTTGACCACGATACGTTTGTACAGGCAGCCATCGGCCGTCAACATTTCCAATCCGCAGCAGTTACATTTCGCCATTGCTTGACTCCCCTTTCAGCAACTCGCGTGCATGGTCAAGGATTTCCTTGGCAACAGGCTTACCGCCTTCGTTCAGGGCAAGGAAGACCTCAAGAACTTCTGAGCGAGTAGCGTTCTGGTTGATTTCTGCCACACCAATGGAGGCGTTCATCAGCCAGTCCTTATCCTTAGAAGAGAGGTCGTTGTAGTAGACCCCTTTGTAAGGAAATCGGTTCTCGAAGTACGCAAGTAACGTCAGCATGCGCTGCTTACCATCGACGATTTCGTAGTAGCAGCGGTCCTTTTCAATTCTCGTGTAAGGCAGCTCTTTGAAGACGAAGCGGCCGATGTCGCGGCCATTGAAAAGACTGTCCAGCAGTTTCTGTCTGTCCTCATCATCCCAAACCGCACCGCGCTGATAATCTGGATTGAAGTCAACCCCGAACAGGTAGTGGTAGCAGAGCAGCGAGTAGACGCTGCGGTTCGAGTAGTGCAGACGGGCCAGTGCTGAATCACGGTTCGCAAACTGCGTGGTATTGTCATCGTCGAACGGGCGGATACTGGTCCATGCCCAGCAAGCGAAGTTGTCGCTGTTTGGACCGCTGCGGATAAGATACAAAGCGCCATCATTTAGAACCTCGTCAACGACACAGTTCTGTAGATGCCCTACCTGAACCTTATCCCCTACTTCAAAGCGATATGTGGGAGCACCGGCGTTCATAGCCGAATTGAGTGCTCTCTCGTATGCGAAGCCTTTGAGAGCGGCTTTTTTCAGATTCTCCTCTGTGATGATTTCGCTTATCTTTTTCTTAGCCATGTAAGACACTCCTTACTTCAGTTCGTGAATTGCGAGCAGAACAACGGGAAGCAGCTGGCAGTTGGCGTAGTCGAGGTAGTCGTAGATTTCTGCTTCGTCATTGTCGATATACCCACCAGAGTAGGAATCGCCGTTTTCGTCCACCGCGTTGTTGTCTTCCAGGCCGCGTTCTTCCAACTCTTTGAGGTATTCCTTACGCATTGCTGCGTGGGCCTTCTTATGAGAGCGGAACTTCTGCGGGAACACCCGCATGAAAAGGTCGCCGTTGCTGGGGTCGATGGTTGATTTTGCTAAAATGAACATAAAAATACACTCCTTTGTTTGTTACGCAAAAAGGCGGGCCTCCCGGTATGGGAAGTCCGCCTTCAAGCAAAATTGTGAACGATGCGAAAAGCAAACATAGCTTAGATTTGAATGCTATCTATCGTACAACATTCATTGTACGCATCTCGCACATATTTGCAAATCAGTCTTCAAAAATGAAAGTATGGGTGAATTCGGGATGCCCTTCAAATACCTTGTCGATGACTTTTGGCAGGTCGTGGATGTCATCCAGCACAAGATGCCCTTGGCTGTCACGATACGGAGCGACAGCAGCGGTCTCTTTTGCAAAATAAGCGTTGAACGCTTCTTCGCTATCGAATGTCGGCATAAGGTAATGGCTGGAATTGTTATTTGCCATGATTGTACTCCTTTCGCTGCTATAGTGCTTTAGATGTTCTTTGCGCTGAATCCATGCTTGAGCCACAGCTCATAGCTGAGCGGTGTTAACCCCAAAAGCTCCTGTAGCGGGTGTGTTGTTACGGTTTCAGATGATTGACCCAGTAGGACTTGGACGTCATCAAGCATCTTGCCTTTTTCTTCGCAACAAATTCTCATAGTGTCGTCTCCTTCAAAGAAAATGCGGCAAACCCTTTTGAGAAAGAGTCTGCCGCTTATGAATATATAACTGTGAACGATGAAAGCGTTGCCTTTGTGACTGCTATCTATCGTTCAATTTTATTGTATTCCGACCGCACGCTGCGTCAAGATGTACTGGCCCGGCGGTTCCATTTTGAGATGGCCTCTTCAAAACCTAGCGCCTTCACTTCGGCATAGCAAGTTGGGCAATATACCTTCACCACTGTTCCGGTTTTCATACGAAGCAAAGGCTCCCATTCAATATCAGTGGCATGTGTGCCGCAGAATGGGCAACCAAGAGCAATTCTTTTATCTTTCATACATTCGCCTCCAAAAAGAAAAGGCCGCCCACAACGCGTGAGCGGCCAAGATGTTATCTATGATGTTTCAATTTGAAAACAAGTCGGAGGGCACAGTAGTCGAGGCTTGCAAGGCACGGACCAATTTCCCCTTCCCTATTTACATAGTAAAATGCGTCGGGAAAGTCTACTCCGCAAGGCGTTGAGAGCCAGTATGGAGCCGGGATAATGTCATCAAAATGGTTTCCCAGTCTCTTGAGACATCTGTTGTTTACATTACCCATACACCGCCAGCGGTCGCCGGGGCGAGGCTTGCCAGACCGGTAATCACCAAACAATTCGGAAAATACAGGAATGCGAAGCCAATCACCGTTTTCGAGCGGAAGCATCTCTGCACGGATTAAGTCCGGGAACAAACCGACAACGGAACTGCTTCTCAGATAGTTTCGCAATTCACTTGCGGCATAACCTCCGTGATTTGTGTCGATATTGTTCATGGGGAGATGAACTTCTTCCGGGTTGCAGAGCGGATGATTTGCACAGAATAGCATACCGTCAGTCTCGCGTTTTACCGCTTTTGCTGAGAAGTATTGACTGTCTGTAAGCTCAAATGAAATCTCATCATCGAGCTTATACGGCATAAACTCATGGTGCTGCTTAACCGTGCTGATGCCCTTGGAAAGATTGGTGACGGTCCGCGTCAGAGTGAATTCAGCAGCCATCGTTCTTTTCCTCGCGGTGTGTTTCTTCCAGCGCAAGATAGTACGCGCTCATTTTGATTTCTGTGACATAGCTGGGCAATACACCATCATCAGGCCAAAGCTCAGAACAATAGTAGCCATAGACTTTACCATGACCATCATCCCAGAGACTCGTGCGAAGGTGCCCGTTTCCGGGAAACTCCATCCACCAGAACTGGTTGCATTGGTATTTCTTGAGGTCGATTTGAGAGATGACCTGTTCTACCCAGAACTGGTTCATGGCAGATTTTAGCTTGAATGTCGAGAAGGCGTAGTCGGTTTTGTTTTTAAGGGTCTGCTCCTTGTACTCTTTTTCAAGCTGCTGATTGAGTTTAACGGCCAGGCGGCCGGTCAGCATGATGCGAGTGCAGCCGGGAAAGTGAGCGTTGAGAAACTCAGAAGCGACTTTCGCAAACCGCTCACGCTCTTCTTTTTGAGCAAAGTAGTTTGCGTAAAGCGTGGAGTTGGGTTCCACAGTAAATGCGATTTCTTTCATTGTTTCGGCTCCTCCAAGCCAAGAATTTGACGCTCTTCAGGCGACAGTTTTGCCAGAACCTCCCGCCGCTTCTCTTCTTTGGTCTTTGTCTCGGTAGTAAACACGACAGCGCCGGTGCGGCAGCTTTGCTCGACCTGTATAGGGCGGTCCTTCATTACCTCTTTGATTGCCGTAACGCATTCTTCGGGAGTCATTGCCCAAGTACCCGAGTTGACACCAAAAGTAACGTCAACGGTTTTGCGAGTCGGAGTTATATCGAGAGAATGGATGTTGATTGCGACAAAATACAGGGAGTAGAAGCATTTATCGGCAAGTGCCAGAGCAATTTCGTCGATATAGCCCTCATGGAAACCAAGGTCACGCGGCGAACGGCCCTCGCAGTCCCCTTCCGTCGTAACATGCCAGATACCAAAAGGATTGTCATACGGTGCGTTGATTTTCTTTTCTGTCATGGCTTTAAGCCTCCTTACATTGTCTGGGTATTTACCTGGAGCAGATAACTGATGGTATCGGCAAGGTTCTGCACGGAATTGATGCCGTAACCGTGGGCGCATTCAATCATGGTGTCGGAGCTTTCTTGCACGAGTTCGCAGTAGTGTTCCCACTGAAAAGTGTTGTCTTCTTCTCTTGCAAGTTCAAGAGAAATTTCAAGACGAACATCAGGAAGGTCAGTGGGAAACGACAGCGTTCGTGTATCCACACCGGCAGGCATTTCGCCTTGCCCGTCCCAATTGACCGGGTTCATCTCGCACAAGAATGCTCTAGCGATTTCTTCTGCTTTCATTGTTTTGTTAGTCATGGCATTATTTTCGTCTTCCTCCTTGCCAAGTTCATCATCACGCAGCAAGTCATTTGCCATTGCCACGGTATCACAGGTGTAGTAGCGACCACAGGTGTGTTCGCACTGAGTCAGCGTGGCGAAGCAGCTGCTGATGCAGCCCATGAAGACATCCTTGTTACCTTCCTCGTCGGTAAAAATGCCGCCGGTAGCGGTGACACTCTTTACGTGAGGCAAGCATGGTTCGTCCGAATCCTCGCTCAAGTTCCAGACAATTTCCCAAAAGCTGATGAAGTTGTCATTATACAAGAAAGAGGGGCGGTTTCCGCTGTCTTTACGAACCAGTTCTTCAAGGGCATCCCAAGGGACTTCATCCACAATAAAGATGCCGAATGCGCCACAGGAGAAAACAATTTCTCCAATATCTCCGCAGAGTCGGACATAGTCACCCACATGAAGTTCGTTGCCGTCGGCATCGGTGAAGCCTGTGTTGAAGCCTTTCTGTGCCATTTCATTCGTTGTCATAAAATACACTCCTTTTTGAATTTTGGGTAAACAAAAAGGCAGACCCATCCGAGGATGAATCTGCTCATTGTTTACAGAACTATGAATTGTGCGAAAGAAACCTTTGAAAGTTTAATGGTATCTGTCGTACAATACTAATTTTATCCCATTCGCACAGATACGCAAACATCGCAAGCAAAAAGGCCGCCACCCATAAAGGCAGCGGCCGATTGGTTAGTTGTTATTGATGAGCGAAGCAGCCTGTTCTGCAACGGCCGCGCGGATGTTGTCCGGCACCTGCAAGGTGTCGAGAGCTTTCTCAGTGGTGAGAACTCCAGCTTTGACAAGGTTGGCAACACTCACAGCAAAAGTGTTGACCGTACCTTTTTCGAGCGCTTTCTGCTCGATGAAATCACTGTAGTTGCACATGTTGTTGATACCCCTTTCGATACCAGTTGTGACTTTGATGCCGCTTTCGCGGACGGTGTGGAGCTTTTGCTCAACGGTCATGTTGGAATCGAAGACCGATGAGAATAAGCGTACCAATTCGTTTTCGGAGTTGTTGTCCTGAAGACATACCATCATCATGGAGAAGTTATCGTACTGCTCCTTCGGAAAATGGAATTCTTTAGTCAGGCACTTTTCTTTCATCTCATAGACGTTGCATACGCCACGAGCATCGGGCTTAGGTGCGATACACAGCCAAATGCTGTACACCTTCTGAAGTTTGTCGAAATCCGAGTTGTGAAACACGGTTTCTTTTTGGTCTGAAATCAGTCGTCCGCAGTAATACGAAGCGCGATTGAGGATAGCGTAACCAGGGTCGAAGTTGTTCTGAGCCTCAATGTCCACGATTACTTTCCGTGTGTCGTCTTCACCAGGTAACTGGATGTCGAACAGCACATCGTAGAAAATCGTGCCCTCGTTCACGCTTTTTGATTCTGCGTTTTTCAGGTTCAGCTTCTCGGGCAGGTCATCAACAGGTCGAGAACCGATTTGAGGCGTTCCGATAATGCACTTTTGAATATCTTCAATAGCCATATCGTGAAACTCCGGGATGCAGTGTTTGGCAATGAATGCTGCAACTGCTGTACAGCCCAGCAATGCCTTGCACCCTGCGTCCAGTTTCGCTTTCTCGTTGCTGACTGCGTGCCCGACCAAATTGAGAGGTTCCATCGTTGTTTCCTCCTATAGTATAGCACGACTGCACAAATTTTGCATCAGGGAATTTGTGCCTTGTACGCAAAAAAGCGGGCCCCATTTCTGGAAGCCCGCTTTCAAGCGAGATTGTGAATGTACGAAAGGCCGAGTGCCCCTTTTGACTGCTGTTATCTATCGTACAATTATAAGTCTACTGGACTCGCAAGATTTTGCAACAACAATTTGGTGGCAAACAAAAAGACCGCCACCCGTGAAGGCGGCGGTCGATAAGGGGGTACTTTGGAGTTCCGGCAATGCAGAACTTCTCAGTACACTTATTATACTATTGGACAGAAAGGAAATCAACCCAGCATGGTGACATCTCCGTCAATGAACCAGATATACTTCTTCCAGTTGGCAGCATTTACGCCTTCCATCAGGCGAAACGCTACTGTCGGAGGAATACGGCAAGGTTCAAACGACATCTCTGCGCACTGAGTTAGTCCATATTCGTGTAGGGCATAGCCAGGCAGAGAATTGTCAAGGTTAAACCAGCGGCGGCGCGGCACATAACCGCGAATCTCGCGCTGTTCTTCCATGTATTCCCTACTATATGCGTGAACTGCACGGAGCAACTGACACAGAGGACAAGTGTTCACCATCGTAGTGTCTTCGTACTGGTAAACCACGAAACGGTACATGTCATACTGCCGGGTCGTCAGAACGATACCGAGGTGTTTCTTTGCCATTCGGGGCCTCCTTTAGCGGCGTTGATAGGCGGTGCCGCTGTCCAGCTCATAGAAAAGCTCGAATGTCTCAGGCGGCACAGAGAAAAGGCTGTCTTTCTTGCCTTCAACGAGATAGTAGTAAGGATGCACGCTCAGTTCACGCCCCCCAAAGCAGTTGCGGATAATGACGTTGTTGGAAAGGATGTTGTCGTCAACTCTCCAGCCGAGACGAGGATTCTCTTTGACCAGAGCCTTGATGTTTTCAAGGCTCTGCTTGTCTTCCGGGTCCCACTGAGTTGCGCGAATGCAATTTCTGGTTTGGTAAATAGCCATTACGATGGCTCCTTTCTTAATTTAGAATTTTTCAAAGAACTTCAGCATTTCCAGATTAGCCGCTTCAGAATACGACTTGTTTGGATACCGTGCGGCGAAGCTTTCTTCTGCGAAAAGATAACTGGTGCTGTACATTTCTTGCATTGTTCCTTTGGCCCGCAAGAGGTTGTTCAGGCGCTTTGTATCTGCTTTTTGCGAATCTGCAATACTGGTGACAAAAAAGCATGGGGGCAACATCCTGGCATACGTCTTGGGAGACAGGCATTCAGCATAGCTCGTTCTCTGCCAATCCTTATCGATGATATACGGAGTGATGGCTCCTGTCTTACCCTTGGAAAGCGTAAAGATACCGTTCTGCAGACACATGGCCTTGAACGACAACTTTGCGTCCTGGGGAACGTCGAACGGAAGCTCATCTTCCAAATGCTGCATCGACACGGGGTTCCAGATGATGGAGTGGGTCAGGCATGCGAGCGCAGCGCCCGCGCCATCACCGACCAGATACATCTGAGACTTATCGCCGTCGTAGGAATCTACATAGCGATTGATGGCAGCAAACGCATTGAGAAGGTCGCCGATTTGCCCAAACAGGTTGGTTTCCGGACCAGGAGAGTATTCCGGGATAAAGGTCAGATAACCGTGCTCTGCGCACCAAGCCCCGAAGTGCTTGTTCTGCTCGCTTCGACCCGCCACGAACCCGCCACCGTAGATGTCCACGATGACCGGGAACTTTTTGTAGTCCCCTTTCTTGCGTTTCGGTACGAACACAGCTATGGGGAGATGATTGTCGTGGAACGGCATGAGGATGTTAGACGTGATGCGATTCTCATTGCACATGCCGATGGCAGTGGCATCGATATGTCCCATCTTAGAGATGATTTTCTGTATCTTGCGCTCCTCACGAAGCGCATAACGATTGATATTCATGGGTCACTCCTCTTCAGTCTCGCCGTAGTCTTCCACTTCGCTGTCGATAAGGAACTGTTTCCAGGACTCCTCAATAGTGCTCGTGTAGACCTCCTCAAACTGCGCTTCAAAGCGGCGCAGGATGGCTTCGTACTGGTCTTCTGCAAGAACTACATCGAGCTCGAAGTCCTCATCGGCCGTCGAGTTGTTGCAGTAAGAAATGTACATTTTGAGCTTGCGCTCGCCATCACAAACCTTCGGATACCAGTTGATGTACAGGTTAATCCAGTCGTCATTCTCCTCAGAGCAAACATCCAGCCCAAAAGCCTTGTTGCAGTCGAACCAGATAGGGATGTAAAGGCTGATGCACTCATCCTCATACATCGCTTCCTCGTTTTTGTCGAGACGGAATTTGAGTAGTTCGGGCAGGTCTTTGATGGAAATGGTGCCCTTCTTTTTCAGGGCTTTAACAAAATCTTCGTGTTTCATAGGTTTCTCCTTTTTTTATTTATCGTTTGCAGCGGTCAAAGAAGGCCAGCATGTCATCGTTTGCCATTTCGCCCCATTCAGTTTCGGGATGAAGCGCCGCATAGGCATGGTCAGCACCCTTGGCATCACTGAATACATACTGGAAGTGTCTACCGTCTGCATTCAACAACTTGACGAACTGCTTGGTCTGAGCTTTCAGGAAATCATCCTTTCCAGAACAGACAAAACATTGGGGCAGCAGCTTGCAATAATTTTCAGGACGGATGATGGCAGCGTAATCTTGCTTACGCCAGCCTTTTTCCATGTAGTTGTTTGCCAGCAAACCAACCTGGCCTTTGTAGATGTAGAACATTCCACTCTGGAATCCCATAGCGCCCACGCGAAGGTCCTGAATATTCTGAGGAACACTCTTGCGGTCAAGACGATGGATAACAGGACGCATTTCATTGGGATTGTGCATCGTAGCAATAGC